CCCCAGCTCATTTTCGACCTGGCCCAGCTGGGCGTGGACCACATTGTCAACCTCAACGACGGCCACCGCCAGTTTGCCGACCACATCCTCTCCCTCCGCTTCCCCGGCGTCTACGGGGCTGCCCTCGCCGCCGCCCTCAGCGAAAACGGCGTCATGGTCTCCACCGGCTCCGCCTGTTCCTCCGGCGACAACGCCGCCTCCGCCAACCTCATGGCCAGCGGCCTTACCGAGCAGCAGGCGCTGGAGACCATCCGCTTCTCCTTCGACTGGTACAACACCCGCCAGGAGGCATCCGAGGCCGCCGCCATCATCGCCAGACTCGTCCCCGCACTCCGCCGCGGCTAAATTCCGAAAAATTTTCTCAGATCCCTTGCATAAAATCAGCCTTTGCCGGTAGACTATACTATGACAAAAATCTACAAGGAGGACATACCTATGTCTATCAGACCGGAAAAACTCAAGCAGTACATCTCCCTCAAGGAGGTCGCCCTCGCCCTGCGCGGCCACGCCACCGTTTCCTGCAATGATCCCAAGCCCGACAGCCGCAACGCCACCGTTTCCCTGGTGTTCCGCGCCCCCTTCGCCGCCACCGGCAAGGTACATACCGCCCTCTCCTCCCTCCACAGCTTCTCCGATGCCGTCTACTTCGCCACCAGCCAGATACGCCCGGAGCTGCTCCGCTTCACCTTCGCCGTGGAGGATATGCAGCGAAAGGAGTCCTGACCCATATGCTCGTCACCAACGTCGTCAAGCGCGAATACCCCTTCACCGTCCGCCGCAAGCGGGACGGCGAGGTGTTCACCATGCTCATCACCGCCGAGTCCGAGTCCGCCGCAAGGCTCCTCCTCCCCGACACCGTGGAGCTCGTTGCGCCGCAGGAACCCCGCAGAAAGGAGGAATGACCTGTGCCCCGCACCTCTGCCGCCGAGCGCAAGCTCTGCGCCGCCACCGACTCCTACCTCAAAAACTGCGCCGCCACCGGCGCTTCTCCCCGCACCGTCGAGGCGTACACCGCCACGCTGGAGAACTTCATGAACTTCTTTATCGAATCCAAGGAGAACTACGCCGACCCCACCTACGCCACCATCCTTTTGTGGCGCGATCACCTCATAGACTCCGGCTGCAGCAGCTACACCGTCGCCCTCTATGTCAACCGGCTCCGCAGCTTTTTTGATTACGCCAGCGACCCCGAGTGCGGCGGCTGGTACGCCAACAATCCTGTCTCTCGCCGCCTGACGCCCGACACCCGCAAGACTGCCCGCCGCCCCTACGACGTGCTCCTCACCGACCAGCAGGTGATGAAGCTTTGGCGCAACGACAAGCCCACGAACGCCAAGGCGAAAACCTGGCCCCGGAACTACGCTATCGTCATCATGCTCCTGACCACCGAGCTCCGCAACGCCGAGCTCCTGGACCTCACCCCCGCCGACCTCCATTGGGAGGACGGTGAGCTCTCCGTCGAAAGCGGCAAGGGCAGCAAATTCCGCCGCATCGAGTTCCCCGACATCGCCCAGTCCGCCGTCCGTATCTACCTGTCCAGCGGCATCCGCCCCAAGGGTCTCCCCGACACCGCCCCTCTGTTTGGGAATACCGCGCCCAAGGGTTCCTTTGGCCCCCGCAGCGGTGAAGCTGGCGGCACATGGCAGCGCGGTTCCCGCCAGTGGCTCTCCACCCTTGTGGAGTCCCACGTCCGGGCCGTCACCGGCGTTCCCAACATCCGCAGCCACGACCTGCGTCACGTGGGTGCCCGCATCGACCTCAACGCCGGCATGGCGCAGGAGGAATTGCAGTCCAAGCTGGGCCACACCAACCCCAACGTCACCCAGCGCTATTCAGGCCGCCTCCTCTCCCGCACCGGCAAGCGCTCCGCCGCCCTCGTCCTTGAAGCCCGGGACCGTCAGGCGGACATCAACGCCGGGCTGCTTTCAGAGAGGATGGCCGTGCAGAATGTGTAAAAATCGTCGAAACTCATTGACGCGCCTCCCCTTTCGTGTTACAGTAAATTTGATGCAGCCCCACGCCAACACACGCGGGGCTACATCTCCCCCTTTTAAGTCCTCCCGCCGCTGAGTGTTACCCCCTTTCACTCCCGGCGGGAGGCACCTTTTTATTTCGCCCATAAGCGCCCTCTGCGGCGCTTCTTTTTGTCCCGTCAAACTACCCTCCCATTAAAATAGAAAGCCCCCTGTGACGCGCTGTGCGCCGCAGGGGGCTTATTCTTATTTCTCCGGTCGGTTTGCCTATCGGCTTCTGCGCTCCCCGGTCACTTCACGATCTCCCACGTGCCGCTTTTCCCGTCCGCGCTCCGCGTCACCTTCACGGTGTACGTTTCGGTCACGCCCGGCTCTTCCGGCTCCTCCGGCTGTTCCGGCTCCGCAGGCTGCTCCGGCTCCACGTATTCCAGTCCGCAGAAGGTACACAGCGCCTTGCAGTCCGCCACGGCGCACTCCTCCATGTGCTCGTGGAACCACGCCGCGTCCTCCGGATTGTCGTGGTACACGTGCTCCATGTACACGGCGTAGGCGTTGGTGTCGTCCAGCTCGTGCAGGTCGCTCCGGGTCGTGGTCCGGCAGCCGTAGGGGTATATCTCCTTCCGGTACTTCACCATCAGCTCCGCCAGTTTCTTCCCGTTGGCGCTGCTGGGATGGTACATCGCCAAAAATCCCTTTGCCGTGCCCTTTCCGGTGGGGCCGGTGGTGCTTCCGTTGGTGTGGGACACATAATGCACCTTTGCGCCCCACTCGTTGCTCTCCTTGATGGCGCGGTACATATAGTCCGGGCCGTATTCGTCGCTCATGGGCGTCCGCCGGGGGCCGCGCATCAGGTCAAAGCCGCAGCGCTCCAGCATGGGCTGCAAAATGTCCAGATACTCGTTGTTCTCCAGCGTTTCATAGCACTGCTGACCATCAGGCCGCTTATAGCAGCACTCGTTGGCCTGATGGTACGCCGGGGACAGGTAGATCTTCGGCTTCTCCGCCGGCGCGTCCTCATCGCTGTCCTGATAATCCGGGTAGCCGAAGGTGTACGTAGACTTCACGCTGGCATACTCCTTCTCGTACACGCCGCCGCCGTTGCTCACCACGCCGCTTTGCGGGCTGGTGTTGCCCTCGATGGTGCGGAAGCCCTTGCCCACGATCTCCGTCACGATGCCCGTGTGGTCGTCGCCGAAGAATACCTGTGCGCCCACCTTGGGGGTGCTGCCCAGCTGCCCCGCCGCCTTGAAGTAGCGCTTCAAATAGTACACGCCAGCGCCCAGCGAATCATCCGGTAGGTTCTGCAGCCGCTTTGCCTCCTCCACGCCGAACGCCTGCACGTTCACCCACGCCACGAACGTGGTACACCACGGGTACCCCTGCTTCGCCCCGTTGTAGAAATGGGGGATAGCGTCAATGTCCCGCGCGTACTTCGTGTAGTTCTTATCCCCGGCATTGGCGGTCTTGCTATCCAGCTGCGCGTTGGATGCCTTCTCCAGATAGCCCAGCTCCGCCCGGGCTATCTGGATGGCCTTACTTGCGCCGTTCATGCCGCTTCCTCCAGATCCTTTTCCTTCTTATAGCTGGCGCTGGAAATGCCCAGCACGGCACCCAGGAAAACGGTGATGCAGGAAATGGTGCTCACGATCTGCTCCGCATAGGGCCAGCCCCAGATACCGGCCAGACCGGAGTACAGCGCCGCAATGGCGGGCAGCACGATGATAACGCACCACTTGATGATGTCATACATACGATTGCTCAGCTTCATAATTCGTCCTTTCCGGCTCTACGCCTCTCTCTTGATGGGCAGCTTCCTCACTTCCTCCATGACCCTTTTTGCGCTGCCGTTGCCGCCCATCTTTTCATACGGCACATACAGGTAATCATTGAGGTTTTCATACTCATCCTGCGTGATGTACCCCCGCGTAACGTACACCATGCCCAGATGCACGATGCGGTCATGCGCCAGCCCTACCAGCATTTTGCGCTCCGCGTCGTTCTTATCCCGCCGCTTTCCTATCAGCGCCCACAGCCCATTGCTTGCCAGCACCGCCAGCACAATGGGCAGCAGCACCTCCTTGACCCACGGTTCCATTCGCCGCGTTCTCCTCTCAAATTATTTTTGCCCTTCGACACGTTTCGCCCTTTTGTGACACGCCCCCTGTGCTATGCTGCTTGCTGAAAGGAGGTGTTCCGTATGGACGAGTATTTCACCCTGTTTAACGCCGTCACCGACGTTATTGCCCAGCTTGAGCAGACCGTGGCCGCGCTGAAACAGGCGCAAATCAATGCCGAAGAAGCCTACATCCGGCGGGGGGGAGTAAATCTCCCCGCCCTTTATTCTGCGTACACGCTCTCGATCAGGCTGCACAGCTCCGTGTACTCCTCGTCCGTAATGCGTCCCACGGCGTAAAACACGTCGCACTTCTGCTGTGCCTCCTCACGGGTCTTGTAGAACCGCTTGTTGATGAGCTTCGTCATGATGTTGTACATAGTCGCTCTCCTTTCTTAGCCGATGTTGTCCATATCCGCCTGATAGATGGTTTCCACAGCCTCGCCCAGCTGCTGCGTCAACGTTTCTGCTTCCGAGATAAGCCCTGCGACAAGCTCTGCGCCGTTAACGCGCTCCACGCTTCCGTTGATGACCTGTATGGTCTCTCCGTCGCCTGTGGCATCCACTGCGTAGCCCTCGCGTTCGCTTTCGTCGCACAGGACGTAGCTGCCGTTTTCTGCGATTTTTACTGGGTTTGCCGCTTCGCTGTAAAATGTCTCGCCGCCTGTATTCACCTTGTACATTCTTTCACCTCGCTTTCCAGCATCGCTAAATCTTTTTCGTATTTGTCGGCCTCCGTATGCTGCCCTATGATTGCCGCCTGTTCCCGGCATATAGTCAGCAGCTCTGCACATACACCGGCCAGCTTTTCAATGGTCTCCTGCAAGGGCATAGCGCCAGCCCTCCTTATCCGGGTAAAAACCAAATATGCTTTTAAAGTATTCCGCCGACTTTCGCACGACCTTATGGCTGTTCCCCCGGCTCATGTGACCGCAATAGGAAGCCCAGACCGGGCGCACATCTGCAAGTGAAATTTTCCCAGCGTTTACCATCTTTTGGAGCTTTGGCAATTTCTTACGCAGACGCGCCGTAGCCTCACGCCCCATTCGCATTTTCACGCCGCCGTCCGGTTTTGTGTGGTACCGGCACTTAAGAAAAACAGACTTCTCTACGGGCGATATGCCCGTTTTCTTTTCGTTCACCACAATGCCGATTTCTGATGCCTTGCGGCGTATTTCTGCTAAACACGCTTCCAAATACGCCCGGCTTTCGTGCATAGCGTATCCGTCATCGTTATACCGCCCGTACCCTTTCAGTCGTAGTTTATCCTTGCATAGGTGGTCAATAGGGGATGCCAGTAGCAGCGCGCAAGTTTGCGATACCTGGCTGCCCAGCCCCAACCCCTTGTTGCCAAAATCCCGCACAAACCGGCTCACCTCGTCTGCTACGCGCTGGTCGTGAAACAGCCTGCGATTTGCCTCAAAAATCGGCTCATGTGGTGCCGTATCAAAGAATTTACGGAAGTCGTACCGCAGCACATAGCCGCCCCGCTTTGCCTGCTTTGAAATTTGCTGCTTGTACCGCCGCATAGCAAAATCCATTCCTTTACCGCTTAGACTGGCGGAGTTGTCGTAAATGAACGTTGCTCGGTATATCGGCGTCAGCGCATAGTCGCACAGGCATTTTTGCACAACGCGCTCTGAGATATGTACCGCGCGGATACACCGCGCTTTCCCCCTTTCATGCACCACAAACTCGTGAAATCCTTTATGCTTGAACGTTCCGTTCATTACTTCGGTGTGTATGTCTGCTACGCGCACCAGCATATTGTTCATCAGGCTTTGCGTACTGGCTTTCCATTTCACGCCTTTGCAGCATTTCTTGGCGGATTTCCATAGGTGCATAAAACTGAATACTTCTTCAAAGCCGCCACACGCCATGCTCCGTTCTATACATTTGCGCTCTCGTTCAGCCTTCCGTCTGCGGTATCTCTTTTCTCGTCTTTCTGCGTTTGTCAATATGCGCCTCCGTACAGTCTTATTGTCGGGTGCGGATTCTAACTGCGTAGTAGCCGCCATGAAACCGGGTGCCGCACACCCACCGGCCATGCACGTCAGCGTCCGGCGGCGTATCATCAGGGGCGAGTTTAACGGGTAAAGCGCTCCTTCGCTCAAAGCGTCGTTTTCAGCATTTGCCTACTAAGTCCTGCCTGTGCAGAGCGAATCCGGGGACAACGCCATTCGAGTTGCTGGCGTTGTTGTTGTTGATGCTGCCGCTGGTGTTGACATTGTAGAAGTTCGTCGTGTTGTCGAAGACCGCGTCACGCAACCACCAATTCACCGCAGAACCTCCCGCCGACACCACCGCCGCACAGATACAGCGCTTTTCCTATATAAAGGCTCACGTCAAGCCCTTATACCGTTCCTTGTCGCTTTTCCGTACTTTGCCGATCAATTTCGCCTCCGCGCTGATAAGCTCTCCGTGTTTTTGCATGGCGTTTGCCACCCATTTATAGCGTTCTTCGTCATTGATAAGCTCCTCATATAGGTCTTCCAAATCGTCCGTAAGGTTTTGCAAAACCACGTTGGCGCGTCCCAAATAATCGGCACGTATCTGCGCCTCGTGCGCATTGTGTACGAACGTGTTGTTGGCGGCCTTTACGCTGTGCAATACCTCTCGCGCTTCTTCATAAATGGGCGCAAGAAGGAAAAACTGCAATCGCTTTGGGCACTTTTTGACCACTGTAAGCGTGTGCTGTTTCAGCTCTCTTGCCGTTTGGATAAACTGCATGGACGATTCGCCGCGTTGGCTCTTGGGTACGGACATAGCGTTTCCTTCCCGCCACCGCCCCATTTGAGGGGCGGATGGCTTTTGATGATAGATTAAAATGCGAAGCCGGGGACAACGCCATACGAGTAGCTGGCGGAGTAGTTGTAGATGCTGCCGCTGGTGTAGACAAGGTAGAAGTACGTCGTGGAGTCGAAGACCGCGTCACGCAACCACCAAGTCACCGCAGAACCGGAAGCGTTGTTTTTGATCTTACTGTTGCCCGCAGCGTACCAGTTGTAGCCGCTGGTTCCCACATCGTTTTGGCTGTGTATCGCCAGTGTGTCTGTTGTTTGTTGGTTTGTGTTGGTGTTCGTTTTGCTGACGAGACTGCGCGCTTTAAGCGCCGCTTTCCACGCCGAGGGTATCGTATTGAGCAATGTCGTCATTGTGGAAGTTCGCATCAGCGAGGCGTTCCATCCCCCATCGCTTGTATTGCTGTTGTTCATAGGGGCGCTGCTCACCGTTGTGACTGTGTCAAACGTCATGCCGCATTTCCCGGTCGCCGTTTCGCCTCCGTATGCCGCCGCATCCGCCAGCGTATCGGTGTTAAAGCTGATAAGCCGTGCCTGTACCGTGGTGTTGTTGATGGAAAAACTCATCGTGTCGCCGATGGTCAGTTTGCGACTGTCCGAGCCAAAGTCCAGATATACCACGCTTGTGGTGCGCGATATAGCACTGTTGTTGGAAATGGCCTCCGCATACAGCGCCATCAGGTCGGGCGTCACGCCAGCCAAACCGTTGGCGTATGTCACCCCGGCGGTTGCGCTCGTGTTTGCCACAGGCCGCAGCGGCAGCTCTATGACGGGGGGTGCGGGGTATGTTTTGATCGGGCTTTCCTTGCCGTTCAGCGTGGCTACGATAGACCACGTCCCCGCCTTGTTCAGTTTCAGCGTCGCTTTGCCGTCGCTGTCAGCTACAGCGGTGACAGAACTTGTCCCCAGCGTCGCGGTCACAGTCGCATTGGCGGAAGTCTCCACAATGTACCCCGCCCCACTTCCGCCTCCTGCTACCAGCGACCTACCGATAATTACCATCGTTAACTAACCTCCTTCACGTCGTACACCGTCGCCTGAATACTCAGGTCAGCGGTGGGTTTTTCGCCCACAGCGTAGGCGGTGAATGTTCCGTTGTTGTTGGCGATGTAGATGGCGTTGGTGCCATCGTCCAGCATCTGCTGTATCGCCGTTGCGTCCGCCTGAATGTCCGCCTGACTGGTGGCCGTGCCGCCGGAGATGGTCACGGCTTGGGTGTAGGGGCTTTCGCTCCCCGTCCAGCTTGCCGCCGCCAGCGTCAGCGATAGCTTGTCCGTGATGTCCTGCTTGTCCGGGAACCCTTCGCTCAGCTCCTCCACCTCGTTGCACAGCGCGTTCAGGTTCTCCGCGTTCAGTGCAGGCGGCGCGTCGTTGTTCCATCCGGGGTTCGTGTAACCTGCCATATCGTCCCTCGCTCCTTTCGTCTTGTGTTTATGATGCCTGCCACAGGGCGTCGCCCTGCCGTATCAGTATCTGTGCGCCCTCCGCGCTCCCAGTCTCCGCCCACGGCACCGCGCATATCAGCGCCTGCTGCCGCGTGTTGTCCTGTGTCTCGCAGGTGATCTCTGCGTTCACGAATACCTGCATCACCTCGCCCTTCCGGTTCTTCAGGAATAGGGTGTTCTGCGTCAGCGCCAGGGCAAACAGCGCATCCCGCTTCGCCAGCGTGTCGCTGTACTCCGCGTTGGCGCCCACCTCGCCGATGTAGCCGCTTAACTCGCCGCTTTGGTACAGCTGCGGCGCCATCTGCACCGTGGGGTACCGCGTGAAGTTGTCCAGCAGCGTCGGGCGGTTGTTGTTGCTCACCGTCCCGCTTTCCACGTTCAGCGAGAAGCGGAATAGCTCCTCCACCCGGTACACGCCCTCGCTCGCTTCCGCGCAGGAGAGTATCGTCCAGTCCCACAGGCACACCGTCACCGGCTGGCTGGGCAGCGCCGTGGTCACGAAGGATGTCTCCCCCACGCCGAATACGTAGTAGGTGTACGTCCCCTGAGATGCCGCCGCGCAGTCGATCACGCTGCGCTCTGCGTACCCCACGTCCGCCACGTGTACCAGCGCCGCCGCGCCCTCCTCCCTGCGGTATATGGCCCAGCCCGTCAGCGGCTCCTCCGCCACGATGTTCCCGCCCCGCAGGTCCGTGGCGAAGTCCGCCAGAAACAGCGTCCTGTCGCCGAACTCCGGCGCATACCCTGCCGCGCTCATCAGCGCCGTCACCACCGTGTCCGTCAGCACCCCGCTTTCTATCCACAGGTAGTCGCACACCTGCGCCCCGGCCAGCTCCACCGCCGTCACCGCCATGTCCGTCAGGGGTGCCTCCGCCGTGTACCTCACCAGTGAGAACTGGCTTGCCCGCGGGAATAGCGCCACCGACGGCAGCAGTGTTAGCGCCGGGAATAGTCCCCTCTCGTACCGCCGCCGCACGTACAGCTTTCCGCCCGTCAGCGCCACCGTCACCTCGTCCTCCGGGGCAAACGCGCCGCTTACCTTGCCTGCCGCCGTGCCGCCCTGCGTCACCGTGATGCCGTCCGCCGCCGCCGTCACGGCGATGCTCTCTCCGTTCTCGCCCCGCAGGGTGAATAGCGTCCCCGGCAGAGTCTTTATGGTCCCCTGCCACACCGCGCTCACAGGCGGCGTCAGCGCCATCGCCTCGCCTGTCACCGTTTCCCACGTCACCGTGGACCCGGCAGGAAGGTTCAGCTCCCCGTTCCGTATGGTGTATTCACCCGCCGCCGTGCCCGGTATGTCGTATGCGCCCGGCCACGACACCAGCACCCCGCTTTGCTTCCGCTTTACGCACGTCACCACCGCGCCGGTGTAGCTGCTGGCGCTGTATTGCACCGCGAACTGCACCCAGCCCGTGTCCGCCACCACGCCGTTGCTTGTCTCCACCCGGCACCGCACGGCGTATTCCTGCCCGGTGAATAGTCCGTCATAGTGGAACTGCAGCAGCGCCGTGGCCACGTTGCCCGTGTCGTACAGCACGTCCTCCGTGTTCGCCGCCGGTGCCAACTGCCACCGCGCCCAGATGATAGGGTCGCCCTGCGCCTGCGAATAGCTGGCCGTCCACGTCATCTCCTTCGCCGCCACCGGCTTTGTGAAGTCGTTGATGGTCAGCACCGGCGCGTTCCTGCACACGAATACCGATGCGCTCTGCTGCGTCACGCTGTCCTCGTCCGTCCACCACTGGGTAATGAGCAGCTTGTAGCTGTTCCCGTTGGTGATGCCCGCCGCCGCCAGCGCCGCCGCCGTGATCGTGTAGCTGAAAAACACCACGTCGCCCCTGGCGTTCCGCCCGTAGAAGGGGCACCCGTCCGTCCGCTTCCCGCTGTCGTACAGCTGTGCGCTCTCCGTCGTGTTGTCCAGGATTTTTATCTCAAACGCCGTCATGGCGTTCTGTCCGTCCACCTGCCAGGTCACGGTCATGTCGTTTCCCGCGTCCACCGTCCCGTTGCCCAGCGCTCCCAGCGTGGAGGGCGTGATATTCGTCGGCATAAAAAGCGCCATATCGTCCTTCCCTCCTTCCGTTTATGTCTCTGTCTCCGTTTTCAGCGGCCACACCGTCACCGTCGCCACCGGGAAGTCCGCCACGCTGGTGGCGGATATGGTCATCTGCCCGTCCCCCGTCAGCGGGCGGGAAAAGCCTGTGATGAGGTGTCGCTCCGTGGGGCTTCCGGCCTTGTCGGTCCTCGCCAGCGTCACAAGTTCGTTCTCCTTGATATGGAAGATCTGCCCGCAGCTGATGTCCACGCTCTTCTGCAGCACTGTGGACCGCTTCAGTTCCCATTCCGCCCTGTCCCGGCACATGGTCTCCGTGGCGTAGCCATCTTCCTCCGTCCACACCGTCTTGCGGCCGATCAGCTGCACGTTGGTGTCGCTCATGGGGTCGTTGTTGGTGGCACGCGCTCCCGGCTGGCTGTTGTCCTCCAGCGCCGCCCCCAGCACGATGTAGTCGTTGTATACCTCGGTGTTCTCCACCGTGTACGTCATGCCCAGCAGCGTCGCCTCCCCCATCGAGAAGGCGTAGCTGATGGGCTTTTCGCTGTCTAAAAGGTCGTCCTGGCTGGGGTCTATCCGCAGCCGTCCCGTGGCGTCGTAGCCTATCCAGGCGTTCAGCATCTCCGCGAAGCTTAGTATCACCTCGGCGTAGGTGCCGCTTCCCGGCTCCACCTCCAGCGTGTACGGCGCATCCACAAGGTTCACCTCCGTGCCGTCCGTCAGCTTCTGCTTTTTCCCGTTGTAATACTCCGTGTACACCGGGGCTATGGGGTCCACCTTCCGCCCGTTGCCCTTGTCGTCCTGCAGCAGGTCGTTGATCTGCTGAAAGATGTTCACATTCAGCTGCCCCTTGTAGGTGCCGTCCAGCTTGCCCCACAGCGTCCCGTCCAGGTTGGCCCACTTGTCCACCAGCTCGTACTGCATCAGCCGCCGTCCCGGCTCCACCGTTTCCTGCGGACTCTGTATCAGGAAAACGCCCTGCTGTATGTAGTAGTCCTCGCCGTTTGGCAGCACCAGCCCCTCATCCAGCGCGATCTCCTGCCCGAACCACAGGTGGTTCACGTTGTAGTCAAAGGCACCGTCCACGTTCCCCAGCGTCACGCTGGCCGTGCGCCGCACCCCGTTCTGTAGGTTCACCGTCAGCGCCCCGTCCGCGATAAACGCGCCGCTGTAAGCGTTTTTCGGGTTGTTGTCCACGAAGAACGCCGTGCTCCCGTCCGGGTTCAGAAACCGCAGCCGGCACAGCTTTTGGAACCGCCCCTTCAGCGCTCTCAGGTACGCCAGATATTTTTCCTGCTCCGTCATGGCACGTACCCTCCGTTCAGCTGCGTTTGCGTTTCTTCCTGTCCTCCGCCGCCGTCAGCGCGTCGCACTCCTCGTCCGTGGCCGCCCTGATCCTCCGTATGTCCGGGTTCCCCTTGCGGTACTGGCTCTCACGGGTGATGTAGTACCGCCCCGTGATGCCCGTAATGGGTATCTCCCTGCCGCTTTTCATCACAAGGATGTGCCGCGTCTTTTTCGCCATAATCAGCCGTCCTTTCTCACATATTCCGTCCGTCTGCGTACATGAAAACCATGTGGTTCCCCGCGTTCTTCCCCTCGCCGAATACCAGCACCACCACCTGCGCCCCCACCGGCGCCGCCGCCATCGTGCTCACGTAGGGCAGAAAGCTCTCCGTTGCGTCAAAGGGGCGCTTCACGCCGATCCTCCCGCCCGCCGCCGCGGTGGTCACCTGCGCCCGGTACTGCCGCACCATGTCCGTCTGTGTCTCCCGCACCCGCCGCACATAGAAGTTGTCCCACAGCCTCTTGGCCAGCGTCGCCAGCGTCTTTGCGTTCTCGTCCATGTCCTTATCCTCCGTAGGGCTTCACGTTGTGCGCCATCCGGCACAGCTGCGCCACCGTCAGGTGCTCCGCCTGCTGCTCCGTCAGCGTAATGCCCTTCACGTTGTAGGTGGGGCCGCTGTGGTCGCTGTAGCTGCGGTTGTCGCTGTTTCCCGCCACATCGCGGCGCACCGGTGTCTCGCCGTACAGTCCGCCCAGCTCGTTCACCCTGGCGCGGAACGCCGCCGTGGCCGTGGGCTTCAGCATCTTCGCCGTCACGTCGGGCGGCAGCACCATCTCGTCGTCCACCGTGGCCTTTATGCCGCCCAGCCCGTGCAGCACACCGCCGCTGTCGTACTTCCGTCCGGCTCTGGAGGTGGTCCACGTGGACTTCGACGTGGATTTCCCCGGTCGATCTACGGTAGCCTTGCTTTTGTTGGTCTTTTTGCCGGTCGCTTTGCTCGCAGCCGATTCAGCAATGGCTCCAGCAATCATTCCGGTAATGGCTCCAGCCTTTCCAGCGATGGTTCCTGCCGGCAGGCTCCCAACCGCCGCCTCATTGGCCGCGGCAATACCTTCAATATTGGCCCGCCGGGCTGCCTCCAGCGCCGCCGCCCGCGCTGCTGCGATTTTTGCCGCCGCCGCCTCATTGGCTGCTACTTCATCCTCCAGCAGTATTTTTTCCTGCTCGATCGTGTCGCTCAGCGCGTTGATGTACTCCTCCAGCGCGTCGATCTTCAGCTGGTACGCCGCCTCGATGGCCTTCTTCCTCGCCTCCAGCTCCTCAATGGCGAGGTCCAGCTCCATCTCCCGTTCATAGTCCCGCAGGTCCTTCTTCGCGTCCGCCAGGTCCTCCTCGGCCTGCTTCACCTTCTCCGGATCCGCGATCCACTCCCACTGTCCGGACTCGGCGTTGTACATCCGCACCGTGCGCTCGTTCCGGGCGTTCAGCAGCGCGTCCTGCTTCCGCATGACCTCCAGCCGCAGCTCCTCCAGCTTCTCGGCCTGCTCCAGCTCCTCGTTCTGCTTTTTCAGCGCCTCGATCTGCGCGTCTATGGCCGCCAGCTCCGCGTCCCGCTGCTTTTCCAGTGCCTCGATCTGCTCCTGCGCCGCGTCTTTCGCCGCACTGCTGCCGGAAGAACTCCCGCTGCTGTAGCTGCCGGAGCTGGACGTTACCTTACTGGTTGTATTCCCAATAGACCAAGACAAGTACCGCTGCATCTCAGACAGGTACTTCGACTCCGCCTGTTTGCGGCTCATGCCCTGCTGCATATACGCTTGGATTGTGCGCTCACGATTTCGCACCTGGTCGGCAGAACTCATGTTGGTGCCAAACACGGCATTCATCTGTGCGGCAGACAATTCAGCTCTATTACCAAGAGCCTCAAGCGCGGCAATCTGCTGAGTAAAGTCGAGTTTTGTATTACTCGCCGTGATCTGCGCGGCCACCAGGTCATACAGCGCCTTGCCCGTGTACCCCGCCTGCGCCGCCTCGTCGATCAGGCCGTTTACGTAGTCCTGCGTGGCCTTTTGCGTCACGCCCAGGATCTCCTGTACCTTGTCGTAGGCCGCCACCAGCTGCCGCTGCTCGTCCGATACCGCAAAGCCATAGTTGATGGCCTTGCGTATCGTTTCCACTTCCTCCTCGCGGGCCTCCTGCAGCTTCGTCAGGGAATAGTAATACTCCTCCTGCGTCTTGATGCCCGCCTCCAGCTGGTCCTGCGCCAGCTTCAGCGACGCCTTGTACCGCGCCAGCGATTCCACGTCCGCCTGCACCATCTGTATGGGCGTCACGCTCATGCCGTTGCCCACGCTGTCGCCGCCGCCTACGTACACCTCCGCACCGGTGCCGTGCAGGTCGTTCCATGCGTCCCACGCATCCGATTCCGCGTCCCGTACCGCTTTTTCCTGCTCCTCCCGCACGGCTTGCAGCACTTCCAGCCGCTTTTCCTCTGCCGCGGTAAGCTCCTCCGTCTTGTTGATAAGGGAGTCGTATTCGCTCTCCGTATCGCTCAGGGCGCTTTGCGCTGTTTCCACGTCCTCCAGCGCCTTTTCATAGGCTCTTGCCTTCTCCGTACTCAGGCTGATCGCCACGGCCAGCGCCGCGAATATGGCCGCGCCGATTCCGAACCCTTTGAGCTTTCCCAGTGAAGCGGTAAGAGTTTGCTTCAGTTCCGCCGCTTGCAAGGCCATTTCGCCATCGCCCGCAGCGGCGGCCTTTTTCGCTATTGCGTATGCGATAACTTCCTGTGTGAGCGTTTTTATCGCGCTGCTTGCGGCCTTGATGTCTTTGATCGCTTCCGATGCCGCCAGCGCTTTCTTTGCCTGCCCAAGCAGGAGTATCGCGGCGGTTAGCGCACCGACCGTTACGACCAGGCGTCCCCCTTCGCTATCCAGCAGTTCCACCAGCCCGATCACGCCGTCCAGCGCACCCTTGATGGTGTCGGTCTCCACCAGGTTGCTGATGAACTCCGTCCACTTGTTGTGCAGTATCTCGGTCTTGCGGGTCCAGCTGTCCAGCGCGTTTTCCACTTCCTTGTCCGCGCTGCCCACCGCGCCGGCGTAGTCGCTCAGCATGGACTCGTACATATCCCAGTTCTGTATCAGCGCCAGCAGCTGGCTCGTCCGCAGCTTTCCGCCGATGTCGCTGACCATCTCCATGAGCTTCTGCTCCGTCAGCAGCCCGTCCTTCATGCTCTGGGCCAGCCCGGCGATGGCCTTCATGGGGTTTATCACGCTGCCTGTGGCCTGCGCCGCGTCATAGGCGTCCTTGGCGTAGATCTTGATAACGTCCCGCAGCCCCGCGATCTCCCCGGTGGTCCACGTCACGCCCTCGTCTATCTCGGTTTTTGTGTCCCCGATGATGTTCAGAAACAGCGCCCGCAGCGCGGTGGAGGCTTCTGTCCCCGACCGCTGCGTCACTGCCGTGATGGTGCCGATGGCCGCCGTCAGCTCGTCCACGCCCACATGGGCTTGGGATGCGATGGGGGCCACCTTGCCCAGTCCCTCGGCGATCTTCTCAATGCTCGTGGCGTACCGGTTGTCTATCTCGTTGGCCCCGTCCAGCACCTTTGTCAGCTGCTCGATGCTGCCCTGGTACTTGTATGCCGCGTCTACGGACAGTAGGAATTGCTGCGCGGTCTCCGCATCCGTGTCGCCCACGATCTGCGTCTTGGTGGCCAGCTCCGCCAGTGCGGATGCCTGCTCGCCGTAGCCTGCGCGGCTGAAGTTCGCCACACTGTTCAGGTACTCGTCCGCCGCCACGCCGTAGGCGCTGGCGGTCTCGTATGCCTGCTTCTCGATCTTGTTCAGTTCCTCCGTGGTCGCGCCGGTGACCTTGCGTATGGTCACCATCTCGTCGTCCACGTCCTTCATGGTCTCCAGCGCTTCCGTGAAGCTGCGCTTCACCCCGGCGATGGCGTTGCCCAGCATCTGCCACGTCGCCATTTGCAGGACGATCCGACTGAAGCTCTTGCCCATCAGGTCGGCAAAGCCGCTGCTCTCCTTGGCCGCCGTCCCCACGCTCTTGACCGACTTCGCCGCCTTGGCCGTGCTCTGCTGCACCTTCCCGCTGGCGTCCAGCCACGCCTTTTCAAATACCGCTGCGCTCTCCTTGGCGCTCTTGCCGCTTAGTCCGCTTACGCCGGTCAGGTTCTCAATGCGGCTCTGCATCGCCGTGGGCGCGTAGGTGCTGCTCTGCTGCGCCGCATAGGCGCGGTAAGCATCGTTGGCCGCCCGCACCTGCGCCGCCGCCTTCTCCGCCGCCTTGGCCTGCGCGTTGAAGTTCTGCGTCACCTTCTTGCTGGTGACCTCCATCTCGCCGCTTTGCATATTCAGCGACTTGGACACCTGCACCACTTCGCCGATCTTGCTGCTGTAGTCCGCCACGGACCGCCGCAGCTCGCCCTCCGGGCTGAAGGTCTCCGTCAGCTTCTGCAAGCTCTGCCGCGTGGCGTTTATCTGTACATTGGCGTTCTGCGTATCCACGCCCAAAGTCACCGGGCTGCTCTGCAGCTTCGCTATCTCGCCCTTGAGCTGCGAAAAATCAGGTACAGCCGTTACTTTGAAAATCGCCATACGCTACCTCCAATCGTCCTCTTCCCGTATCATCCCGGTATCTTCTGCCAGCCCCAGCGCGGCATCCGCGCCGTTCATGGCCCGCACCAGCGTTTCCTCGGCCCTGCCGTCCAGCATCTCCTCCACGAAGTTGCGGAAAAACGGTCTGTTCTTTGGCCGTCTGCCCCAGTTGTAGGCCGGGTCGTTTTTCTCGATCCGGTTCACCAGGTCGTCCCCGTCCACATGGGGGTCTATGGGCTCTCCGTTGCCGTCCGTGGCGCCGCTGGGGTGGTACAGCAGCGTCAGATTCATGCCGCCGTCCCGTTCATCGGAGTACACCGTGGCGCTGGCGTTCATGTCTGCCAAGCCCTTTGTGCCGCGCCGCCGCACATATTCCTCCGGCTCCAGCTTGTCGTATACGTCCTCTACCACGTGCTCCCGCAGGCACTGCCGCATCTCCTCCGCCAGTGCTGGGCGCGACGCGCGAAAGGCGTCCTTTACCTGCTTTTCCAGTGCGGCGATGTCCTGCTCGAACCCGCTGAACTGTCCCACCAGCTTCGCCATTTCCCGCGCCTCCCCTCTCTATCAACAAACAGCAAGAACCAATCCGCAAAATTTGCGTTCTCGTCCCCACTTTTTGTTGCTTTCCTTTTTGTTTTGTGGTATTATTATTGCAGGTACAACTTGCGGAGGTTTTCTGTATGGAATCTATCGAAAATAACTTGCTTGGTCAGAAATTCGGACGTCTGTCCCCTATCGCTTTTGAAAAATGCCAAGGTGGTCGCCGTGGATGGCGCTGCGTATGCGACTGCGGGAAAGAGGTCGTTGTACGAGAATCTGCGCTTCTCGGCGGAGGACGCACATCTTGCGGTTGTAAGAAGCGGGAAAGCCACCCATATCGAGGTAAGCCTCGCCAAGATTTAACCGGCCAAAGGTTTGGGCGTTTGGTCGTTGAATCTTGCGACCACTACGACAGCGCCGCCCGCGATTCTTATTGGTCATGTTTGTGCGATTGTGGGAAACGCACCATTGTCGCCGGCCATAGTCTCAGGCGTGGATGTACAAAAAGCTGCGGGTGTTATCAACGCGATGTTGCGCGGGAATCGTTGAAGCAGTCCCCCCGCCCGGTTCCTGCGATTCGCACCGTACATGGTCTCCGACACACCCGGCTTTATGGCGTATGGCTTTCTATGAAGAACCGCTGCTACAATGAAAACGCGAAGTCCTACCATAGATATGGAGGACGTGGAATCGGCATCTGCGATGAATGGCGATCCGACTTCGAGGCTTTCTATAACTGGGCCATCCAGACCGGTTATAATGAAAACGCGCCAAAAGGAACTTGCACTTTGGACCGGCGCGATAATGATGCGGATTATTCTCCGGATAATTGCCGCTGGATAACGCAAAAGCAGCAGTGCAACAATACAGCGTTCAATCTCTATCTCGAATACAACGGTGAGCGTCACACTTTATCGGAATGGAGCCAAATCACCGGCATAGGTTCAGGTACGATTGAATCGCGTTTAAGACGCTATAAATGGTCTGTCGAAAAAGCACTAACAACTCCGGTCCGTCGGGGGAGGGGCGATTAGCCCCTCCCCTTTTCGTCAGGGCTCTTTAACGCTTACTGCACATTGATCCCTAAACGTAATTCCTTCGTATACGAAGGTCACGTTAAGGTCTGCGTCACCAGCGGTGGCCCCTGCGGAGATCAGACCTGCGGCGCTCACGGTGGTGCCGCTGGGTGCGCCGGTCAGGCTGTAGGCGCACTTGGCGGGGTCCAGCACCGCCAGCTGGCCGTTCTCCAGCACCGCCTGGGGCTTCACCTGCACCGTGCCGCTGACCGGCACGTTGATAACGCCGCCGATGGCGGTCACAAGGCCCGTCACCACCTCAGCGCCGCTGTCAGGCACATACACGTACCAGCTCAGGGTGCCGCCGGCGCAGTCCTCGCACTTGTCGGAGATCACGCTCTCGTCGATGCTCAGTGCGCGGCCCACGATGGCCGTGGTGTCGTAGTTGCTCTGGCTTCCGGTCACGGTGGCGGTGTCCGCCTGCAGCTTCAGGGGCACGTTCAGGTACAGCCAGCCCTGGCGGGTGCCCTCGTTGGTCTTGGCGTTCACGTTGCCGTACACGGGCATCTGGGCTGTGAAAAGGCCCACCTTGCCGTTCATGCCGGTGGTCAGCTTGCCGCACATGGCGCTGAGCTTGTTTACGAAGTACCACACCTTGTACTCCGTGCCGCTTACCGCGGTAAATCCGCTGATGGTGCCGTCCTCCGCGATCTCATAGGCAATGCCGCCCTGCTGGATGCCGGAGGCTTTCTTGGTCTCCTGCACGTAGGCGTAGGGCTTTGCCATCGCGTACTGCGCCACGGGAGCGCCGTCGGTCACGTCCACCTTCAGCACGGCGCTGTCCGCCGTCACCACCTGGCACACCGGGGCCACGGCGTTGTAGGTCACAGCGCCCCCCACACCCGCCATCTTCGTCCGCAGGTCGAAGTTGGCCTGGGTGAAGTTCACCTGGATGTCCGGGTCGCTCTCGATGATGGTGGCGATACCGTTGTTCAGTCCCGCACGCAGGGGGTCCGCGTTCACCGTCACGGTGATGTTGCCCTCCTGGAACTTATTGCTGCTCAGCAGGACCTGACCCGTTTCCATGTCGGCGAACTGCGCGGCGCAGATGCCGCGGGTATACAGTCTCGGATCGGTAAAAGTAATCATTCTGCTTTCACTCCTTTTTGATATAAAAAATGGAGGCAAAGCCCCGGTCTCCCGTTGGCTTCGCCCCACTTGGCGTTCCGCCCTGCCCGCTTGCAGGGTCTATTCCCTTCTCTATGCCTGTCCCATGCCCCGCGTCGATTCCTCCACGGGCCGCAGTGCCGTGTTGCCCTCGCTCACCCGGTCATAAAACAGGCTCGGCCACGGGTTGCCCCGTTTCCACTGTGTTCCTCTCGCCTCCGCGATGGTGCAGGTCATATACCCCACTATCCGCTGCCACGTCCTCGCTTTCGTCTGCAGCTTCAGTACGGGCCACGACTCTATCTCTGTTTCCTCCGCGTGCTCCAGCGCCGCCACCGTCGCCACCCGTTCCCACAGGTCTCCGCTTAGTTTTGCGCCGCCGTTCATCTCCGCCAGCTCCCGCTGCGCCTCCACCAGCTCCGGGTTGGCCTCCGGGGGCGTCAGCTCTATGCCGTTCTGCGCGGCGATGATCTCCCGCAGGTACTGGAACTGCGCCGGCGTAATGCGCCACAGCTCCTCTCCGTGCATCACGAACTCTACCGCCGTCAACCGGCTGGGGTCCTTCGTGTCCACCTTGCAGCGGAATGCCCTCAAGCGCTCGTCCAACGCCTTTCCTCTCCCCAGCCGCAGGGAGAGCGCCAGCATCAAAAGCGCCCTTGACAGCAGTCCCACTGTCTCCTCTCCGCGCTCCATCGCGTCGTACTCCATCTTGTAGTAGGCCGCCAGCAGCGGCATCACAGCATACGCCACAGGGAGGCTCTGCTGCACGATGTCAATGCCCGGTCGTGCCAACTCGAATGTCTCCATCTCCTCTACAAGGATGGGGTACAGCGTCAGTCCCTCCGCCTCTATCTCCTCATAGCGGCGGCAGGCCCTTTCTATGCTCTGTGAGATCGCCATATAAACTCTTTTCCTCCCTCACGAAACACCTTGTTGAATATGCAGTTTTCTTATAAATGGATCCCGGCCTGTACCAGCAGCGCCGTCACCGCGCCGCCCAGCACCAGCCATACCAGCTTTTCCACCACGTCGTTCCACCGCTTCGCCGGCAGGTTCGTCAGCGTCTTTACGTCCTTCTTGACCTCCGACAGGTCCTCCCGTATGTCCTTCTGCTCCCTGGTCATCAGCGCCACCGACGTGGCCAGCTCGTTCAGCGCCTTCTGCTCCTTGGCCAGCTCGTCTATGCGGTGCGTGTTGCTCTTGCTCCGCTGTTCCACCTCCGTCAGCCGGTGGTCAAAGGTCACTTCGTCCATCTGCGCCGTCCTCCGTTCTCTCAGAATGTGGTCACGACGCTTCCTTCGTCGCTGTCCGCCCACGCAAGGCTCATGTGTACCCGCCGCCCCACGTTCATGCCCTGGTCGTATATGGCGTGAGAGCCGTTGTCCGGGTGCGCCCCTCTGTCGAAGGTCATCACCCCCGCCCCGCCTATGTTCACGCCGTTCAGCGCCTCTATGATGCACTGCTCCATGTCGTAGCTGCGGGAGTAATCGTCCGTCCGCGTGGTGGTCTCGTGCCCGTAGTTGCACAGGATGTCAAAGTACACCCCCACCGCCGCCGTAAACGGCGTCTTGGGTATCACCCGCCCGATGTACACCTTTACCACCGTCTGCGCCATGCTCTGCGCCTGTCCCCAGTATTCCAGCGGAAACAGCCTGTACCCCTTGGGGTGCTTCGCTTTCTGCTCCTCCGTGTCCACCGCCGGGGCCTCGCCGTCAAACAGGACGCTCAGCTTCTCCTCCGCCGTGGGCAGGGGCTGCGCCAGCGGGTTCGCCCCGTCATAGCAGATGTACTTCATCAGCCGCACCCGCGGCCTTGCGTTGTCATCCACCGGCGCGTACCCGTTCCTGTCCGGCAGATCCAGCAGGTAGTTCACGATCTTTTTCGGTATCTTCTCCGCGCCCTTAAAGGTGCCGTAACTCTGAATATGCTCAAATGGGTAGTACGGACTTTCAAAATCCACGCTCACGCCCTCACCCCGCTTTCCGTTTTCGTCATTGTTTCACATGAAACATAGTCATTTCCGTTGCGTTTCGAATATTTTTGCAACTTTTACTTCCGTTGCGTTTTGAATATCACTTGCCGGTTTTCTGCGCCTGCTCCGCCAGCTCCGTCAGCTCCTTCATGCTCTCCGGCGTCATGGCGGCAGCGGCGCTCATGGCCATCCGCGCCACCACATCGTTCATCACCGCCAGATTGGCGTTGATCTCCGTGTTCAGCATCTTCTCCAGGTCCCGATAGTCCGCCAGCAGGTCATACGCCTTGTCCCGCAGCGCGTCGCTCTGCTTCTTCATCCGGTCGATCTGATTGACCAGCTGCACCCCGCCCACCAGGTCGTAGTCGTCGGCGCTCATCAGCCATTTGTCCTCCTCGCAGCCGTCGAAGTCCAGCCGCAGGTACGCCCGCGATAGTATGCCCATCAGGTAACGGCGCTTCCGTTGCCCGTTCTCCCTATACATGGGCGGCACGTCGCCCCGGAATTTCTCCCCGGTGTTCACCACCACCCGGTCGATGCACCTCTCCGCGCAGTGGCTCACAATGGCCGCCTTCTCCATTAGCGGCACATAGGCGTTGGCCTTGGCGAATACCTCTTTCATGGTGATGGGCTTGCGCTCCTTGATGCTGTTTTCCATCTCTCCTGCTCCTTTCAGATTCCTAATGGAAATTCCCTCGCGTGTTTACTTTCTGTCCTTACACCGCAGTGAGCAGTTCCGCCACTGCGCCGCGTTTTCGTACCGTCCGCTGTCCGGGCAGTGGTACTGGTAGCAGCAGAAGTCGTGTGTCCCCGTCTGCTTCCCGCACCGTATGATGATCTCCCCCACCTTCCGGTAGGCGTGCTCGCATATCGGCTTTGCCATCGTCCTTACCACCCCTCCAGTGTGATGTCTGTGCTTACGCTCTTTCCCTTGCACCGGGCCGTCACCGTCAGGGGCTTCACACTGCCGCCCCAGCAGTACACGGCAGCGGTGTTCCCGTCTGCCTCTGCGGTGTAGCTGTCCTCCGCCGCCCCGGTGAAGGTCCATTCTATTGCGTCGCCGGTCTCCGCGCCGTTCTCGGTGTATATGGCCGTCAGCGTGGTCTTACCGTAGGCTTCCAGCCTCTCCACCGGGTCCGTCTGCCAGTGTACGCCGCTTACGCTCTCCGCCACCGTCACCGCATAGGTGCCATAGTGTTCCTCGTTCTGTACCAGCACCGCCGTTATGGTGCAGTCTCCCTCGCCCACCGCCGTCACGCTGCCCGTGGGGTCCACCCGGCATACGCTCTCATCGCTGCTGTACCACAGGTAGCGGGTGGGGTGCTCCGCGTCGCCGTCCGCCGCCTCTCCGTTCCGCAGGGACGCGGCGGTGAATTTTGCTTTTTCGCCCACGCTCATGGCCGCCCTGCCGCCCACGTTCACCTCCCAGGTGAAGGGGTAGGCGTTGGCCACCCGGCGCGTCAGGTCATCTTTCTCCTTGTCCGGCTCCGTCATCCGCGCCGTGAACCGCAGCAGCCGGCAGCTCTCGTCGTCCCCGGTGAACTCCTGCGCCACGTCGCTGTACCCGGTGATCTGATACGCCATCCGCCCCAGTATCAACCGGCTGTTCACGTCCAGGTCCTCCGTTTCACAGTTGCGCTGTATGATAATGTTGAAGTACCCCTGCATAATGAGCATGGTCTCCTGGAAGTCGTTGGCGCTGGCGTTCAGCTTCACGTTCTCCACCACCATCGGCTCCTTCAGCACGTTGCCGTACCAGTCCAGGTGGTTCCATGTGGCGTTGCACCGCCTTACGATGCCGCCGCCCACGGCGGAGGATATGTTGGCCGGGTTCGTCACCAGCCAGGTGGAGCCCATTGTCTCCATCTTTGCCCCTTCGGGCACATATTCGATGCGCTTGTCTACAAACAGGAACTCCTTGTAGTTGTCTATGGGCCGGTCTATGGCGTTGCCCTTCTTCCGCGCGTCGGCAAAGCGTATCAGCTGCTCGCTCCACTCGTAGAAGTTGTTGGGGTCGCTGTCCAGCCCCTGCACCCGGCAGGCGGTGTAGTCGCTGGCGTACTTGCCGTATGCCTGCACGAACCGCGCCGTGGGGTCGCCGAAGTAGGGGTTCCGCCTGTCGTTGTACTGTGCGGGTCGGTTGGTGGGCGACTGGGGTCTCTCCGCCATCGCGGCGATATTGCTCAGATTTTTCCGTATGTCCGCCATCGCCCTTCACCTCCCCTGTCTCACAGGAACTGGTATCGTCCATACCCGCCGCGCCCTCTCTGCACCGTGTTCAGGAACGTACAGTCCTGTTCGTACTTGTGCAGCTCGTCTGTCAGCCTTGCCCGGTTCTTCTCGTGCTTCGCCGCGCCCTCTCTCATGTAGGTGCCCTCGTTCACCGTGTCAAAGCTCGCGTCCTTTATCTTCATTTGGTCGTTCAGCCAGTTGCGGAAGAATCGCTCGTCCCACACGTTCGCCACGCACAGTCCCAATATCCGCTTCTGCTCCAGCGTCAGCTCGTGACCAAATTCACCGTCTGTGTAAAAGTCCAGCGTGTAGTTTATCCCCGCCATGTCCTGCATGGGGAACGTCACCACGCCCGTTTCGGCGTTGTAGCTCGCCCCGGTGTACGGCACCGCCGTCATGCCGCCCGTCACATCCTGCTCCACAATGGCGCAGGAGAATAGCTCGTAGCCCACCATCCCGGTGTCCACTTCCGTTTCGCCCATCAGGCTGCTTTCGTCACTGGTCCAGTAGAAGTCGCCGTACTGCGGCTCCACCAGTCCCTCCTTCAGGTACGCCCGCATCTGCACCGGCAGGGAGAATAGGGGGATGGCATTGGCCACATACAGGCTCATCCGCCGCAGAAACGCCGCCGGGTCGTTGGCAGCCTCCTCCTGCAGCCGTACATCGTCTATGTCCACCATCGCGTGGTTCGTCACGATCTCGCTCCACTTCGTCCCCATGTTCTCCCCTCCTTATGCCGGAATATAAATGGTTATCATCTCTCCCGCCGTGCCGTCTGTCAGCGCCACGCCGTCCGCGCCGGTCGAGTCTCCGCCCAGCCCCTCCACCAGCGGCGCGTTGCTGGGGTAGGTGTTTGCTCCGGGGTACAGGGTCGTGCTGGGCATCAGCCCGGTCTTTTCCGCCTGTGGGTACAGCGTTGCGGAGGGGTACAGTGTCTCTGAAGGGAATAGCCCCTTCGTTATCCGTACAAAGTCCCCCGCCTGTACCGCGGAGCCGGGGGCGACGCGGTAGGCCGCCTCCCAGTCTCCGTTGCCGTACAGGTACAGGGCATAGCCCTCTCCGCTTGCCAGCGGAAGGCGTATCTGCCCCATATCGGGGTAGGTGGAGTTGTTTATCTTCACTCCCGCCTTCCACTTTTCCAGCGCTCCGGGCGCACCGTTGATCTGCATGAACCGTGCCGTGCCTCCTGCGGCCAGCGGCACCTGCACGACGGAGATGCCCGTATAGGTCACGCCGTTGATCTTTACATCTCTCGCCATGCTTTCCGTTCCTCTCCGTCAGGCTATCGTCAGTACGCTGCCCGCCGCGGTGATCTGCGGCGTGGTCAGCGTCCCCACGATGGGTGCCCCACTCTTGTCGTGGGCGGTGGCGCCTTTCGCCAGCGTGTTGGCCGTCACGCTGTCCCCTGACAGGTCCAGCTTTACCGCGCCGTCCACCACGACCTTGTTCACGTTTTTTGCCATCGCCCTTTTACCTCGCTCTCTCCGCCTCTCAGGCGCCGATGGTCAGCGTCACGCCGCCGGCCTCGTTGTCGGTCTCGCTGACGGGAATGGCGTTCACCGTCACGCTGGACAGGCAGTTATAGTCCTCGTCGGGCAGGATCTCCTGGCTGGCGAAGGTGGGCGTCACGGTCTTGGCCTGCGCCTTCATGTCCTCGCTGCCGGACATGGTGCCCTCCACGCCCAGGATGGTCACACCCTCGCGGATGTTGGTCGCGATCAGCTTGGCCTGCTCCGCCTCGGCGATCTGCACGGTGCCGCTGCCGTCATGGAAGCCCAGGGGCACGGTATACACCTGCGCCTTGGTGGTGATGCTGCCGGCCACAGCGCCGTTGTTGGGCATGGTACCGGTGACCTCCACGCCCTTCACGAACGCGGTCTTGCCCAGCAGGATCTCCGCTGCGGACGCGGTAGCGCCGGAGGTGTCCGCATCATAGGTGCAGGTACCCACGATGGGTGCGCCGGTCTTGTCATGGGCGGTGATGCCCTTGAGCAGCTGGGCAGGCGCCACGCTGTCGCCGGTCAGGTCGATCTTTACCTGACCGCCCAGAATTACTTTGTTGATGTACTGATTAGCCATACTCCACATCTCCTATCGTTAAAGTTTTTCCGCCGGCGGCATTGCTGACTTCGTACTGGGGAATCTTCTTCACCGTCACGTCGTCGTTCATGCGTTTGGCTTTTGTATGCAGCACAACAGGCTCGTCCACCTGTGGTGTTACCTCGTATTCGCCCTCGTAGGCGGGGATGATTTCTCCCCCGGTCTGTATCACTACATCCCGTATCTCTATCTCCACCACGGGCGTGCCCACCGGGGCGGTATTGGCGTTGGCGTTCTTTTTCTGTTCCGCCGCGAACTGCTGCAGCGCCATTTACATCACCCCTTTTGACCGACTTGCGGAGACATAGATGGTCTTGCCCTTCGCCCCCACCACGCTCTCGTCGTTGAATTTTATCCGCGCCTGCACCGGCGGCGTCCTCCCCGCCTTAAAGGCGAAGGTCTGCTCCTGCGTCAGCGGGAATAGCCACTGTCCGTTTTCCTCGTCGTAGCGCACCACGCCGGGGTACGTCCTCGTCAGGTTCCCTATGGTGATCTCCAGCCGCAGCACCATCTCCGGCGTTATCAGCAATTCGCCTTGCCGCAGCACGATGGGCAGCGAATAGGCGTCACCCTGCATCATGGCCGTTCCCTCCTTCCGCTTGTATGGCCAAGGACTCCGCTTTTACTTGGCGTCCTTTTCGTTCATGTCCTCAATGATGGCAATAAAGTCGCCCTTCTCGTGTCCCTTGCGTTTGCTCAGCGCGTTCAGCTTCACCGTGCGCTCCCGCGTCACGTACCGGCTGCCCTGGCGATAGGCATCGGCGTACATCTGCGCCGCCATCACCTTGTGTCCCTCGCACAGCGCCGGGTAGATGTGCAGCAGCTCATCCCCCAGCTCCACCAGCTTGGCAAACGCCCGCTTGTCCAGCACCTCGCCGGGCTTGTAGTCCACGCCCAGCGCCTCGCGCTCCTCGTCCGTCAGGCCGCTTACCACCAGCAGCCACCGCTGCGCCATGAACCGGCGGTTCATCTCCGTCAGTATGCGGCTCAGGTCCGGCTTCGGCACATAAAAGCTCCCTGTCTTTCCCACGATGTTGCCGTACATTCCGCCCTCGCCGAACTGCACCACGTTGTCGTCCGCCACCGGCGCCATCCACAGGAAATGTACCTGCTCCGCGCTGGTGCTCACCTGCACGATCTGCGGCGCCGCCTGCTGAGGAATGTTTTTCAGCGCCTCCGCCACGGCGGCGGCAGCGGCCTCTTTCATCATCTGCTGCACCTGCTCCGCGGTGTACATCACCGGCGCGGCGGGCGCTTCCGGGGCATCAGCCGCCGCCTGCGCGTTCTCCTGCGCCGCAGTGTTCACGTCCCCGCCCTCGTCGGGAGCGTCCGCGCTCACCTGGGGCGCCAGCATCACCTGGTCCTCCTCGCTCTCCTCCGCTGCGATCTGCGCGGCCAGCTTGCTTCCGCTTTTCTTCTGCTTACCCATGCTTTCTGCTCCTTTCATATTCCTTTCATGGTCTGTTTCTGTCTGCCGCAATGCGTCAAGGCTCCCGCCGCTGCCCCGTTTACACGTCGGCGCATTGCATACCCTCCGGTCTCCCGGCACTTCCTTTTGAAAAAGTCCCCGCTGGGCCACATCGCTGAGAGGTGCGCGGGGTCCTATACACAAGCCCGCAGTATTGCGCCTTCCGGCCCGCGGGAATTGTTTTTGCAAGCCGCCTTTTTACACCGGACGGACGGCGTGTCTGCTGGCAACCGTGTTACTTTTAGGCGCTCAATACACGGATAAAGCGCCAATGCTGACACACTTTCAGGGCGGCGCTATGCCATTGCCCAACGGCAGTGTCCTCCGCTTTTGGCACGGACGCGAGGACTCGAACCCCGAACTGCGGTTTTGGAGACCGCCGTTTTCCCGCTTAAACTAAATCCGCATATCCGGGGAGGGGCTTTCGCCCCTTCCCCTGTGTGGTTTTTCCTTACACGGTGAAGTGCGCGATCTTGGACGCAAACGTGGCCACACTGTCCAGGGCGATGGTCAGGTTCAGGCCGATCTCGAAATCCCCGGTGCGGGTGGGATCCATCTCAATAGAGATGGGTGTGCCGCTGGTGTAGCCGATGGTCAGCGGCTTTCTGCCGTTGCCCGCCAGCATCCAGATGTCGTTCTCGCTGAGCATGGTCTCCACGGTGGTGTTCTGGGTGCCGGGGATGATGACATCCCGCATGGGCATCAGGCGCACCGCCATGAACTCGCCCAGGTAGCCGGCCTTGGTGTAGTCCGCGCCCAGCAGGGTGGCGATAGCGGCGTCCATGTTCACGTTGGTGGAGCCGGTCACGGTGTTGGGCAGGACCTTGCTCAGGGCCACGGTGCTGCCGGTGGCAAACACGTCGGAGATGGTGGTGTTGTTCAGCGCGGCGATCTTGTTGGCGCCCTTCACCCAGTTCTGATTGTTGAAGGTGAAGTTCAGGTTGGTGGGGATCAGGCTGGTGTCCTCCGTAGCGGCGGTCATGGCCTCATTCCACATACCCATGGTCTTGGCGTACATACCTGCCACCATGTTGGCGAAGAAAACGCCGAAGTCCATGTTGGTGCCCACCAGCTGCATCCACTTGGCGGTGATCCAGCAGCTCTTGGGGGTGGGGTTCAGGGTATAGTCGCGGGAATAGAAGCGGTTGCGCGGCACGCTGCGGCTGGCGCCCCAGCTGGAGTCCTGGAAAACGGGGATGTCGTTGCTGCCGATGCTCACGGCGTAGGTCTGGCCCAGCTCGATCTCCACGGTCTCGGCGAAGTCGCTCAGCGCCTCGGAGTACACGGCGGGCAGAATGGGGATGATGACCTCCTGCCAGATGCCCTGCAGCACGGCGTAGAACCGGGCGTTGCCGTAATACTCGCCGCCGTTGCGCTTGAACTCCTCCCAGCTCTCGGGGGCCTTCTTGCCGGTGCTGGCGCAGGCCAGCTTGGCGGCGTACAGCAGGCTTTCCCGCTGGAACTGCTCGTTCAGCTGCTTGTAGCCCCGGTCGTTCATGGTGCGCTGCACGGGGGTGTTCTGCCCCTTGGCGCTCAGAACGGCCATCTTGCCCTTCAGGGCGTGTTCATAAAACAGCACGCGGCCCTTGGCCACGATGTCCTCGCGCTGGTCGTTTCCGTTGATGGCGAAAACCTCGTTGGAAACGCTGTTCAGGTTCAGCTTTGCCATTTCTTACTCACTCTCCTCTCTCATTAGCCCGCCACGGTGCTGACCTTGCAGGCCCACACGTCGTAGTACACAAAGCTCTGCACGGTGCCCTCGGTGAAGTTGCCGGTGCCCTTCAGTTTGAAGTAGATGGCGCCGGTAGCGGTGGGGGCGGCAGCGGCGGGTACCAGCAGGCCGTTGGCGATGGTGAAGATGGTGTTCTCACCAATGGCGCCGTTCACGTTGCCCTCGCCGAAGCGATAGGCGTGCTTGCCGTCAAACACGATCTCGGTGAAGGTGCCGTCCCGTCCGGCGGGGATGCCCAGCCCCAGGGTGGCGGTGCCCACGGCGTAGTTGTTGCCGTTGCGTCCGCCCAGCATGGGCCACTCGTAGGTGTTGCAGGCGTACACGCCGGTGTCGGCGTTGGCGTCTGCGCCGGCGGCGCTCATGTAAAAGGCGTTCTCGTTCTTGATGCCCTTGAAGCCCGCGCAGGGCAGCTGCTCGCCGCGCACCACCAGCAGGCCCGCGGAGCAGTCCGCGTCCGCCTCGGACACCTGATAGCGTCCCGTGATGTTGCACAGTTCGTTGAACTCGTTGTTGGTGATCCGCGGCTCAAACGCGGTTTTCTCGATGTATGCCATGTTCGTTCACTCTCCTTTTCGTTTTACTTGCCGGCGTCGATGCCCCACTTGTTCAGCAGAGCGTCCACACCCTCGCTGCCCTCGCCGCTGTTGCCGGCGATATGCTCCCAGGCGTAGGTGGTCTTGCGCTTCTGTGCGCTGCGCTTGTCGCTCTCCATCACGGCCTCGCCGCACACGGCCAGCACCGCCTCGCGCACCAGCTTCTCGCCCAGCCACGCGCCGTCCTTGTCGCAGCTGTTGGCGTACAGACCGGACTCGATGTTCTCGTTCACGGCCTTGATGGCCTCCTCCGCCACCTTCTCCTCGCGGTTGGCGTTGAACGCCTCCAGCGTGGCCTTGGCGGTATTCTTGCAGGCGCTCAGCCGGCGCTTGCTCTCCGCCTCCTGCATGGCGCGGATCTGCTCGTTGGCAGCCTCCAGCTTGGCGTTCAGGCTCTTCACCTCGCCGTCGGTCTCCTTCACGGAGGCCACGGTGTAGTCCACCACGTCCGCCACATCGGCGTTCAGCTCCACCTCGCCCACGCTCAGCACGATGTGCGCCGCGCAGGGGGCGATCTTGCTGGCGATCACCTCGCCGTTGTCGTCCGCGTTGAAGGTGTAGCCGAAAAGATTGCCGGAAGCGTCCAGCAGCGCCACGTTCAGCCCGTCCTCGCTCATGGAGAGCACCTTGTGGTGGGGGAACTTGGTCTGCATCTGCTCCATCGCTCTCTTGTTCATGTTGCTTTTCACTCCTTTTTTCGTGTTTTTGTCGTTTCCGTTGCCCTCGCTGCCCTCTGCGGCTGTGTGCAGCGATGCGGCCCGCAGTTTCAATTCCTTAAATTCCTCCTGCATGGCCGCCAGTCTTGCGATGCTCGCTCCCGGTATCGCCGGGTTCACCCTGTCTCCCAGAATGGTCACGCCTATGCCCGCCCATTTGGTAAACACGTCCACATCGCCCTCTTTGTGGCTCTCCGACACCATTGTCTCGGCGGAAACGTCCATCGTGCCCTGTTTCACGATCTTCCGCGTCAGCTCCGGGGCGTAAAAGGCAAACAGTCTCCCCTTCGCTCTGAGCCATGTATGACCGCCCCTCTCCACAAGGGTAAAGTCCTTTTCGTCGTCGGACAGCGTTCCCACGATGCGCTCCGCCGTCCCGTCCATGAAGGATTGGTACTCCTCCCCGGTCTGGGGGTCCCGGCGCTTGCTCATGTTGTGTCCGTCCCCCACCTGCTGCCCCACATAGGCGATCAGAATGGGCTGCCCGATGAAGGTCTTGTAGTACTTGTCCAAATTCTTGTACGACCAGTTGTTCCGATTTGGATCTTCTCTCATTACCCAGAGTTCGACACCAAATTCGTATTCACTGAGTCTTTGCAAAACCTTTAGAGACCCCGTTGCACGAGTCTTTTGGGGAATTTGCTTTGTCTTGATTCCCATGTCACTCCCTCCTATGAATTTGCTTGTTTGCCGCCTGCTCCTGCCACGTTGCCCAGCGGACATTCCCCGGTTCGTAGTCCCCGTCAACATTGATTCTGTCAATGGTCATCCCCGGCTCTCCGTAATGCGGCAATCTGCAAACGTAGTCGTAAAACGCTTCAAAACTGTCGCGCCATTCTTCGCAGACTCGGATGCCCCTGCCGCCATACCACTTGTATGCAGCGGCGTTTGGATTTCCACACCGGTGCTTCATTCCGCACCATACGCCGTATATCTTTTCGGCAGACATTCCGTGCGTTGTAACTTTCTCTGCCGTCAATCGCGTTTCTACGCTCTTGCATCCGCAGCTCTGAGATGCTCCAAAATTCAACGCGCCGGTATGGACTACCGAAGTCCGCCCGCAATCGCAAATACAGTTCCATGCGGAGTTCCCTGCGTAAGAAAGAACCGTCAGTCGTCCAAACCGCCTACCGATCAGATTTTCTTTAGGCCCCTGCTCAAGTTTTGCGTTACGCTGCAATCTTTTTGCATCGCAACCGCAAGAGCGCGTCCCTCCGCTATTCAAGCTATCCGTTCGTACCGCTTTTTCTTTGCCGCACTCACACTTACACAGCCAGTATTTTTTACCCGCAGGGCGAATCAGTGTCCAAAGTCCATAGCGCTCTCCCGGCGCATTTTTTCTCGGTCTGCCCATATTCAATTACCGCCTTTCGTAATCAGCCTTCTTTTCGAAACAAGGGGAAGGCGGCAAGGCTAACCGCTTTTCGGGAGCTACCCTATCCCCATGTTTTTTCACTCATTGCCGCCTTCAAACAGTTCTCTGCACCAGCTGTCAAAGGTGGCGCGGCTCATCTGCCCGTTGTCCCACATGGTCCAGGCGTCCAGCAGCTTGCGCCGATCGTCGGTGTTGGCGATCTGCAGCTCCTCCGCCTTCAGCGCAAGCGCGTTGAACTCCCCGTCCGCCGCTGCACGGATAAAGCCGCCCAGCGCCTCGTTGATGCCGTCCACAATGGCCACGCACACCTCGAATACCCGGTCCAGGTCGTTGTCCAGCTCCTCGTCCAGCTCCGGCGTTCCGGGGTACATCAGCCGCAGGTGGTAGTCGTGGGGTATCTCCGCGAACTCGTCTATCCTCTCCGGCTGCCTGTGCTCCAGTTTGTGTATGGCGTCCGACAAAAACGGCATCCCCATGTCGCACAGCACTCGGTCCTTGATGTCTGCGAACCACTTTTCCCCGTTGCCGTAGGCTTCCATCACCCGGCGCATGGGTTCTTTTATGGGCGCGAACCGGGGGTTATCCCAGCTGGCGTATTCCTGTGCTCTCATGTCCTCACTCCCTCTCTCCGCAAAATGAAAATGGAGCCGCAGCCGGTGTTCTCCACTGGCGCAGCCCCATTTGGCCCTTCTCGCAGTCCCTTTACCGCGATTATTCGTTTTTCGGTCCCCACTGTCGCAGGGGCTCTCGCCGCCCTATCGCTCTGTCGGCAGCGGCATGGCCGCGCCTTTCTTTTTCTTCACCGTGTGCACGGTGTGTGCCTTTATGGCCAGCCCGTCCGCCGTCCGGCGTATCTCCACGTCGTTGCCGCGGGCCAGTTCCCGGTTGATCTCGTGCAGGTCGTCCGCCGTCAGTATCGCCGTCATGCTCATCCTCTCAGTCTCCCGCGTCCTCTGACGCTTCCTGTCCCTCGGTCCCCGGCGCTCCCTCCGATGCCGGTCTCCCTCCGGGGTCTGTCGCTCTTTTGGCCTCCGGCGTCTGACCACCGTTTCCATTTCCGCCGTTCTTTGTCTCCGTGAATGTGGAACTAAGCGGTTTTCTCAGGTCCATGATCCCGGATTCCGTCACCGCGCGGCTTATGGACATATCATCCAGCAGGGACATATTGTTCATAGCCAAATATTTCAGCGTTGCCGGCAATATGCCCAGCGTCATATCTTTTCTCAGGCTTTCTCTCAAATCATTGTCCGTGGCAATGTCCCCGAAACACTCAAATCGCCAGGAAAATTTCAGGTTCAGCCCGTCCATGATGCCCTGCATCATGCGCTCGTAGCAGCGGTATATCTGCTCAGCGAATTTGCTCTCTATCTGCAAGCTGATGTTCGCCACACCCGCCCGCGGCTCGTCGCTGGTGGGTATCAGGGCAGAAAGGCCCGCCTTCGCCATGGTGTAACCGTACCCGGCGGAGCTTATCTTTGTGGCGCTGGGCGCCTCGGCCAGCTGGTGCAGCGACATATTTTTCAGCGGCGCTGCGTACCAGCCTATGCCGCTGGTGTTGTTCTCCGCCAGCTCGTCGTAGAACCGCGTGCGGAAAAGCTCCCACCCCGCGTTGCTCAGCTTGTAGGCGTCGGACAGATTGCGGTTGCTGTCGTCCGCGTACTCTATCTCGCCCGTCAGCAGCGAGATCAGCGGGTTCTGTACCAGCTCCAGCTGTATCTGCTCGTACTGCGCGATCTGTATAAACGACAGGAAAAGCCCCGTCAGCGGCGATACCACCGCCGTCTGCGCGTCGTCTATCTCGAAGGGGTATACAGCGTCCACCGGCAGTGTCACCCAGTAGCACCACTTCCCGTTCTGATAGTACACGTCCGGGTCTCCCGGCAGCAGTCCGCCGTCACGCTCCGCCGCCGTTTTCAGCGCCGCAAACTTGTTCATGTTGATGGTGTTCTTCGCCGCGTATACATACCGGGTGCCCGCGCCCTTGGGCGGCCTTGCCGCCACCTGGGTGAATATCCCCCAGTACGGCTTAAACAGGTCTCCGAACTGCGCCGGTTCGCACCCCGGCTTCATGAAGTACATCATGTTGAAGGCCACCGTGTACTTCGACACACTGTTGAACCCCACGATCTTTACCCAGTCGCTGGGCAGCTGCTGCATAAAGGCGTAGTTCACCTTGTTGTGGGGCTTGTCCACGCTTACGCGGGGGTAGTAGAATACCTTGCCCTCCTGCACCGCCTGTCCCGCCAGCTTATGGGCGGTGGCCTTTACGTCCATTTTCCGCCGCAGCTTCTCCAGCAGCTTCCACTCCCGCCAGAACTCGTCGTTCTTCGCCGTGTCCTTGTCGGTGAACTCCGGCGCGATGTAGCTGTGGTATGTCAGCAGATCCTGGTACATCTTCCGGGTGTGGAAAAGCGGGTACGCGGTAAATTCCAGCCCGTGCTCCACCTGCCGCAGCCCCTGCTCGTTGCCCAGGGGGGCGGTCAGCATCTCCGCCACCTTGTTTTTCGTAAAGTCCTCCGGCAGCGAGGATATGGCCTGTACGCGGCGGTTCTGAATGTAGGGGTTCGCCCGCGCCGCCTGGCTCATGCTCACCCTGCTGAAGGCGCTGGCCAGCGCCCCTGCCGGCATATTGCCGTACTGCTCCGCCAGCGCGTTGAACCTCTTGAATATGTCGGGGTAGGTGCCGCAGGCCACGCTCTGCAATTCACTTGTCAGGTTTCTCCGCTTCTCCTGCTCCATGCGCCGCCTCCTCGTCTATGCGGGAGCGTTCCTTTTCCAGCTCCCTCTCCCACGCATCCAGCAGCTCGTTCAGCCGCTTCTGCGTGTCAGCCCTGTTCTTCTTCACGCCGTCCGCCAGCGCCGCCGCTATGCAGTCCGCCAGCCACAGCCGGTCTCGCTCCGTCAGGCGCTTCAATTCCGCGCCCCGTATCTCCACCGTTTGTATCTTTTTCGGCGCCGCAGTGCGGTACAGCAGCATATATCCCGCCGTTATCCGCACAAAGCGTTCCTTCTCCGCCAGCGCCACGGTCTCTCCTGTCACCCGCGCCGCGTATAGCTTGTACTTCCTTGCCGCCATTTCAGCATATCCTCCCGCCGCGCCGCGCCGTCACCGTGCGGCCTCCCGCGCCCGTCGCCGCCGTTCTGTGCTGGGCGGCTACGCGGTTTTTGTATTTTGCCAGCTCCTCGTCCCAGTCGCTCTTGTGCCGCACCGCCTGTGCCAGCTCCTCGCGCTCCAGTATCTGCGCCACCCGCAGCGCATATTTCAGCGCCGACCATATATCGCGCTGTATGTGCTTGGATATGCGCTCCTCTTTCTGTGTGGTGCCGCTGGCCACCTTTTTCAGGTTCTGTATCTGCCCCACCAGCTCGCGGGTCTTTATGTAGGGGTCTGCCAGCATGGCGTCCATGCTGTCGTCCTTGATCCGGTGATACTTCTTGTAGTTCTCCACGCCCTCGTTCACGTTGGAGCACAGCAGCTCCACGTTTCGGTTCTCAAACTGCAGCTCCGCGTACCGCACCATCTCCGCGTCCGGGTCGGTCACGCCCGCGCCGCCCGCTTTGATGGGGTACAGGCACGGCACGGCGTTCTCCTGCTCCAGCTCCGTGAAGCTTGCGTGGTTCCGCACGCACAGCGGCGCAAGGCCGTCGCCCAGGTCCATCATCAGGTTCTCCACCACGCTGGTGCCGTACTGCCATGCGTCTATGGCCAGATAGGTAGGCGCTCCGCCGTCGCAGCAGAACCGGCTCCACACGTCCTTGATGCGCTGGGCCTGCATCATGCTCTTCACCGGCGGGTTCCACACGTCCACATAGACCACCTGCTTCAAATAGCGGTCCCGCTTCAGCCAGTCCGTCTGTCTCGTGCATTTCAGCACCACGCAGGCGCATTTCGCGTTCTTCTTATCGTCGGCGTAGCTCACGTCGTACCCCACGATGTAGATCACGTCCTCCGGCTTCAGTTTGTTGCCCACGTCGTAGGCGCAGTGCCGGTTCTCCGCGATCATCAGCTTTCGGCTCTCCGTCAGCACCTCGTCCCGCACGATGGGATTGCTGTCCGCCCCGGTATAGCGTGATTCCATTTCGCGCATCCATCGCTCCGGTGTCAGCTTCGTCCGCAGCTTCTGTGCCCAGGAGTAGGGCCGCATTTGCTGCAAAACTACGCATTGCCACGGCACGTCCATGGTAAAGGCGCTTTCCCCGCGTCCCATCTCCTTCATCACCTCACAGCGGACTTGAAATGCGTGGTTCTGCTTCCGCCCTGCGCTGGTGATAGAGTGGTTTTTATAGGCCACAAAGTTTGGATCGGGTTCCCCGTTCACGTTGTGCCGCAGACGTACTGCCGGCAGCACAACGGTGGTGTATTCGTCAAAATCGAAAGCGGGCTGTTCTTCCTGCGCGAACTCCTCTGCGGTAGCCGCGTGCAGGTTGTCGCCGCGCTTTTCTCCGATGTAAAAGGCGCTGCCGTAATCGGTCTCTATCTTGAAGTCGTCCTTGCTCTCCGCCGTCACCCGCCAGTGCTTCGCAAGCGCTGAGTAGTCATGCTCTATGGCGTGGAACGTCTTTCCGCCTATGGACGCCAGCTGCTTCAGCGAAGGCCCGGTATATATCACCTGCGTCCCCGGCCACGCGACACCATTCATCATTTCGGAGATCATCTTGGTGTACGTCTTGGTCATGCCTCGCGTACCCGTTATCGCCACGTCCGTATACCGGGCATAGGCTCTCAGCATGATCCGCTGTACGATCTCCAGCGTCTTGAAGTCGCTGTCATCGCTCCGCAGGATGTCCGCCAGTTTGTCAGGGCAACTAATACCAACGTGCGACCCAGACCAGCCATGCCCACCAGCTGTCCGCCATGTTCTCGTAGTTCCGTTCCTGCGTGGGCTTTTTTGTTACCCAGCCAAGTCCGGTCACATACGCCTTGCCTGTCCGTCGCGCCATTGGTTCAGATCACCTCGCCCGCCGCCGTGCGGCTTCTTATTTTTTGTGCTTCCGCAGCAGCCCCATCTTTTCATAGGCTTCCTGCTCCGCCTCGTTGGGTTCTTCAGCGAACTCGTCCAGTTCGTCCTCGATCTTCGCGTCCTCCGGCAGTTCCACCAGCTCCGGCAGCCCATCGTTTATGCGGGCCTGATTGATGATCGCCAGCAGCATTTTTTCCGCTGCGTCCGCCGTATAGGTGTACTTGCACGGTCTGCCAAATATCAGCTGAAACGCCTCATCCGGCGTACACTGCTTTCCGTTTTTCATCAGGCCCGCTTTTTCCAGCCTGTCCACTATGCCGTCCAGCCGCAGGTCCTCCACCGGCTTCGTGTCCTTCTTCCGCAGGTTTTCCGACGCCAGGTTCTCCTGTATCATGCTGGACAGCTTCTTGGCCTTGTCTATGGCGCCCATCTCCGCCGCGTCGTTCATCTGCTTTGTCCACTTCGCCACGTTGCGGAGTATCAGCTGCTGCTTGGCGCTCACCGCCTGCTCCCCGCCGAAGTCGGCGCACAGCGCGTTGTATATCCGGTCAAACTCGTTGTAGTCCTCGCTGGTGTAGGGCGCTTTTCCCGTGCCCTCGCCCCAGTCGGCGGCCTGCCGCTTCGTGCCCTGCTTGCCCTCTCTGGCGCTTTTCTCCGCGCTCACGGATCTCGTGAAGGTGCCGCTGTCCAGCCCCTCTCCGAATATCTTGGTGACGTCCGTCAGCCCGTCCAGAAAGCCCAGCTCCCCGCCGCCCGGCGTCCGGTCCAGCTTTTTCTTGGTCAGTTTCTCGCAGTAGGCGCTCCACTTGTTCTTCGCCCCGCCTCCCGGCAGCGCGTTCATGTCAAAGGGCTTGTTGAACCGTATGCACGCATAAAAATAAGCCAAACTCTCCCCCACCGCGTCCTTGAGTAGGTCGTAGTACGCCTGCTGCTTCTCTGCGCTCATCGGTTCCAGTTCGGCCATGCTGCTCTCCTTTCGGAAACAAAAATGGTACATGGTAGAGTTTGCCACTCTCTCATGTACCATTTTCGCAGGTTCTCCGCCATGTGAGGGACTTTTAAGTCCCTTTCTGAATTTTTTTATTCACGGCCCAGAAGATAGTCCACCGTCACCTCGAAGTAGTCCGCCAGCACCTCCAGTGATGAGGCTTTCGGCTCCATCTCCCCCTCCTCGTACCGGCGTATCATGTGCTGGCTCAGTCCACACAGCTCCGCCAGCACCCGCCGCTTGATCTGCTTCCTCTCCCGCAGCGCCCGCAGCCTTTTGGGGAATAGCTCGTTGCCCGCCATCTCACTGTCCCTCCGTGTCCGGCTGCTTCACCGCCTCCAGCAGCATCTGCGCCTCCGTGTCCGATATGGGCACGCCCATGCGCTTCCGCCGCTGTATGCTCTTTATCCTGTCCGCCAGAGCCCTTTCCCTCGTCTTGAAGAACGGGCACTTCCCCTTTGCGCTGCACACCAGCTCCCGCAGCCCCGCGCACTCGTTCTTGATGGGTATGTACAGGTCGCACCCGCCCTTGGGGCGGTACGGTCCCTGCGGCGGCGGTGCCTTTCTTCCCTTGTTCATGTCTCCCGCCACCCCTCTTTCCACAGGTACGCGCTGCCCACGATCAAAAACGCCATGTCCGCTACCACCACGATGATGCACAGCACGCCCATCAGCGTTTTATATACGCCCGCCACTATCAGCAGTACCTCCGCCGCCTGCATCAGCAGCGCCAGCAGTATGTACACCACCGCCCACCGGCGGTATTTTGCCCTTGTGTCCCTCATGCGCTCATCGCTCCTTCCAGCCCTCCGGCTCCGCCTGTCCCTCTCCGGGCTTCAGTATCGTCATGCCGTCCTCTGTCTCTCCGTCGATGACGAATACGCCGGGCTCCGCCTTGTCCTCCGGGGCGATCACGCCCACGTCCACCTTGGGCGTCAGCAGCTGCACGTCCAGGCCGCGGCCCGTCACCAGCACCTGCGCCATGCCCTTCTGCGCGTACCCGATGACCGGCGACAAGCGCACCGTCCTCTCCTCCTCATAGGCTTGCAGTCTTACGTAGTTGGCCACCGCACTGGTGTACGCGCCCACGTTCATGGTGCTTTCCGCGGCCACGTCCAGCACCTTCCGGTAGTTCTTCGAGTCTCCCTCTTTGTACAGCGTGTCTATCGTGTAGCGTATGCACCTCTCCACGCCGTGCCAGTCGCTCATGCCGAACTTTTCTGCCACCTTGTCGTACACGCCGCCCTTCTTCGTCCACTGTATCGGCCTGTCCACGCCGCCCTCCAGCACCAACCGCACCGCCTCCACCGTGTAGTCGAAGCCTGCCAGGTCCTCCCTTACGCCCATCGTCCGCAGCGCCTTTATGGCGTATGCCTCATATTTGCTGATATTCTCCATGCGTTATCTCTCCTTTTCCGGTTCTTCTTCGTAGTATTCCGCCAGTACCAGTTCCTCGTCCCGTACCTGGCAGTGTATGATGCCGCACTTCCTGCACTTCCGTTTTCGCAGGTCGAGCCATGCGTCCTCCGTCACCTCGTCGCCCCACTCATGGCTGCAGCCGTACACTTTTTTCAGGAACGCCTCATACTCGCTTCCCGGCGCGTCCTCGCCGCCTACAAAGCGGTCATATTCCGCCAGTTTCTCCAGTTCCACGCTCTCCCGTGACGGCAGAAAGCTTTTCAGCAGCTCCAGCGGCGCGTACAGTTTCGCCACCGGTGCATGGTTATTTTTGTTCTCCACGCCGCCTGTTCAGCTCCTTTCCGCCCATGATCTGCACGTCCCTTGTCCACGCGCACAGGTGCTTGTATCTGCACTCCTCCGGGCATCTCGTCGTCCCCGCGCAGCCCAGATACTGGTGCAGCTTCACCCGCATGGCCGTCACCACGCCGTTCCACCTCTCCAGCTCCGTGTCTCCCCACTTCGCGGGGTCAAACGCGAGCATAGCTTCCGCCTCCCGCCATGTGCCACACCGGCGGCTTGTACGACGTGCCGCACTTGCTGCACTTTATCCAGCTCTCACCCGGTGCCTGGGCGTCCGGGTAGCGCACCGGGCTTTGGCTCTCCGGCGTGCCGCACATCGGGCAGCATAGTTCATATCCCTTTGCATATTTCAACGTGATCTCAGCCATCGCTCCGTACCTCCTCAATAATCCGTGACCACGACCGGCAGCCGCCTGAATGGGTCAAACACCACCTTGTCAACCTCGAACGGCTTTACATCGTCGTACAGCTGGCCGAACCTCTTAATAGCCTGTTTCTTTGTCCAGCAGAAGCAGTACGCCACATCGTCTGTAAATTCGTGGTCCTCCATTTGTGAAGCGCGGGTGAATATCCAGCAGAACACTACTTCGCACCTCCGTCCATCTTTTTGGTATTCCGTTTATTTCGTTGTTGAATGTCCATGCCAACCCAGCGGCAATTTTCAGGACAGTAGTTGCCATTTACATCAATTCTATCTATTGTGCATTTCCCAAACTTCGCCGCATATGAATATCCATTTGTAACCGCCCATTCTTTGAATACCGCAAAATCGTCCCACTCCTTGCAGATGGTGATGCCGCGACCTCCGTAATTTTTATAGTCTTTACAAGATTTCGTAAAGCAGCGCTTTCGCATAGATGTCCAAATCTTGTAAAGGCGGTCTATGTTGCTATGATTGCCACTTGCCCCATGCTTAAACTTGGCTCGGCTTGTTCGTTCTTTTTGGAGACATCCACATGATTGCGTCTTTTTAGAAACGAGTTGGTTGCTCGATGCAATAGTTTCACATCCACAGTCACACAAACACTTCCAAAGAATATGCCTGTCTTTTGTTCGCCCCGCTTCGCACAAAACAATAAGTTTCCCAAATCTTTCCCCTTGCAAATCATTGTGCTTATACATCGGCCTAATCCCTAATATCCATCTTTGCCCCACAGTGTGGGCAGTAGTCCGTCTTGGCCGCGAACCCTATCTCACAGGCGGAGCAATACTGAATATCTCCCGCGACCTCACTATGGAACGGCACCCATCGTCCATGCACTTTCTGCGTTTCCTCTTTCAGCTCGTCATACAGCTCACCGAACTTCTTGTTCCAATGCTTCAACCAGACAAGAACCTGAATGCCTATCACAATCCATAGCGCTGAAGCCAGATTCTGTAACAGATTGTCCATCATCTCACTACCTTTCTCCAGAACTCACGACGGCACTTATAGCAGTTTGTTCCACGACATTCGGCTATAAGCTTGGTAAGTTCTTCACCCTTACACAGTTGTCTGGGGCAGATGATTACACTGCCCTCTCTATCAAGTTGTGTATCAGGCCACTGTTCCAGAAAAACACTCTGACGTGTCTTGCGGGGATGTGCGGCAGACCACTCCTCTACAGCTGCAACCATCCGTCCTGCGTCTGCGTCGGTTGTGTTCATATAGCCGCCGCGCGGTGTTCCCTTCAACGGGCAATTCGTACAGTATCCCTGACTTTTACACAGTCTTTTGCGTTCTTCGATGAACCTCACAGCATCCATTTACTTCTCCTCCTGCCGTTTTGCATCAATACTGGCGCAAAGCATTTCCCAGCATTTATCATGAACATCCAGCCGTACCCACCATCTCTCGTGGAAACTGTATTCTCGCTTTTTGAGTTTGTATTCGCTCCATTCAGAAGGGAATTCAATTTCTCTCCCGCAAATGTCGCAAAACTTTTTGTTCATTTACTTCGCCCTCCATCTGCACCCGTCACAGGCGCCCTCGTGTGCTTGTTTGTACTTCCCGCAGTATTGGCATAGCTCGTTGATAAGGGCCTTGCGGTCTGCGCCCAGCTTCATGTTGCTGCCAAACAGCGTTTCATTGATGGCCGCGTATTGCTCGGCGGTGTTCTTTGCGCCCTGCAATTCTTCTTTCAGCTTCACGATTTCACAAATTGCATTGCCGTTTGCCGCCATCATGTCGGTCACATCGTTTGGCATCAGGCCGGTGTCCTCGTAGGCGGCCAATCGGTCAACAAACTCCGCTTGGTATTGGACGCCTTCAAAGTCCAGTCTCCAATATCCGTCCTTGAAATATGTCAGCCTGTTCATTCCTGCTCCCCCTTGTACTTTGGCATAGCTGCCCACGCTTTCACACCGTCCCAATCTCCGTGGCTTTCCAACCCGATCAGGTTGTTGCACCCATCGCTGTCCATGCAGCAAATATCTTTATCCACGCCCCAGCTGGTGGCGATCAAAATCTCCTGTCCATCCTCCGGCATTTCGCAGTCCAGAATGTACGCCGGAAGCTCATAGCCCGCATACCCTCGTTCAGCAAAGTCAGCCTTTTCCTCCTCAGTAACCGGCCTTTCTGTGATCTCATGCCAAATGATTTTCTCCTCAAACATCCTGTTCCTCCTTCACCGCCACAGCCTTTGTCAGCTGTGCCATGCCTTGCTTCATGTCCTCTATCTGCCTGTCCCGCCGTGCAATAGCGTCTTTCAAGCTGTCGTTGGCTTTCATCAGCGCCTCTATGTGCCGCTGCTGGTTCTTGATCAGGTCAGCGGCGGGTCCTGCCATTTTTTCAATGCAGTCTGGGTCGTCAAGCCCAATCGGGCAATCGTAGCATTTGGCGATTTCAGCACAGCACCGCAGCGCCGCCACGATCTCGTCTTTGGTCATGTTGTCCCTCCTCTCCATATCACTACCATGCTTGGGAACGGCGCTGTCCCCATTGGCTTACCGTCCAGTTCAAATTTCAGCCTACCGCGCAGAAAGCGTATTTCCGCCTTGCCCAATATGTAGTCGTGAAAGCTGGCGCGGTCTGTCCGGGCCGGTATCAACAGCGCCACCGTTGTCCCCGGCTTCTGTCCCTCCCGGCAGCACTTCTCCGTCCAAATCCCGGTTTCCTTGCTCCCATAGGGTGGATTGCAAAACACTGTTTCACCCCCCCAATTTTGCCGTAAACCGTCCTCTTTCTGCGTGAAATACCGCTTGCACTTGTGGTTTTCGTCACTGGCCGCGGCATCCAGCGTAAAATGAAACTCCGCGTCCAGCTCGTCAAACAGTTTTTGCGGTGTCTCCCAGTAGTTCTTGTCACTGGAAAACATGACTTCTGTGTTCATGCGTTCATTCCTCCCCAAACCATTTCTTCGTCACCACGATGGGAAACTGCTCGATCTCGCTTGCCCACCGCGCCATGCCTCTGCCGTGTATTCTCTCGAAAGCTAAGGGGAAACCCCCTATGCCATCAAACAAGCTCCCCAGCGTCGCGCCCTCCGGCAGATACCGCGCCATACGCCGCAGCATCCACTCCCAGAAAGGCAGGGCGATGGAGTTCCCCAGCGCCTTGTACTTGGGGCTGTCCGCGTCCTTGTGCTTCTTGCCCTTCTCGTCCACCCAGTCGCCGATGTCCACCCAACCGTAAGTGCTCACAATTTGCTGAACCCTGCTTTTGCAAATTCCGTATTTTTCGGAAAGCTCTTTCGTCGTCATTTCACCGCTTCTGTACAGTTCAACAACTTCCTTTCTCTTTGAAACTGGCAATTTTGTGGATGGGTTGTCATCGCCAACCAAGTATCGCCCATCACGGTGCGCTTTGTGTGAGTTTTCCTCCGGCGTTAATAGCTGTAAATTGCTAATCCGATTGTCCGCTTTGTCGTTGTTTATATGGTCAATAACATAGCCTTCGGGGATAATTCCATTCTTTGCAATCCACACCACGCGGTGTACCCGGCATTGCAATTTTGTGTCACCATTCCTAATGCTTACAACTCTGTACCCGTTGACGTTAGTCCCCGCAAGAAGCCTCGGTTCAGAAAGCCTTTTACCTCCCGGTCCTTTCGTTGTATATATCTTCCCATTCTCGCAATCAACCACAATTTGCCCGGAGGCAATATTGGCTGCAATATATTCGTCTTTCGTCATTTCTTCTATGTTCATCTCCATAAACTCCGGATACCCCTGCAGCCGGGTACATTCCAGCGGCGTCAACCGGCGCACCACCATGTTCTGCACCGGGTATGTCTCCGCATCCTCCCGGTACGCGCAGTTGGCTTTTGCCCGCAATGTTTTCGACACATCCGGATTCTCTGCGCCGAAAACAAGCATATCATTATAGGCATCCTGACCGTTGTAGCTTCCCGCATGAGCGCCGGGAGATAGCGTTCCCGCAACGTCCTGATATGTAAGCGGTATCTGATTGCCGCCCGTGCCCATTCGTGCCTGTAATGCCGGTGCCTGCTCTCCGCAGTCGCGTATCACATCGCAGGCGTGGGACATATCCAGCACCGCGCAGGGTACATGGGCGTTCGCATTCAGCGTATGGCACGGCTTGCCAAACTCCGGCTGGCTTCCGTTTTCCTTGCTGGTAATCTGCGTAGTGTCAAAGGCCATCACCGCTGGGGTTTGGTTCGTCCCGCTGGGTGTAGCCGCCAGTGTGGGCGAAACTTCTTCGCTGTACCCGATACCCCCCGCCTGTGCGCCCTGTCCCGCTTTGAACCCAGCACATAGCACGGCTTCACGGTTCAGCCCGCTGTTTTCGCGGGAGCTCAGCGTGGGCGAGATGCCGTCCCCATCGTACACACGCTGGCTCTGCGCGTCCCAAGGCGTCATGCACATCACCCCGTGTCGGTCGCCTGCGGTCAGCGTTGGGGAGGGATCGCCCTCTTTACCCACGCCCAGCCCATTGCCGCTTCCATCGTGATTGCGGTTCTCTCCGCCACCCTGCCACCGCGTGGCTTTGTCGTTGATGGGAATTGCCGTAAATATCGTCTGATCGTTTCCCGTGCCCAGCGTCCCGCTTCTCTCCGTCTGCACTAACGCGCCTTTTCCTCCGCCGTCACAGCCCCCCCCCTGATGCGGACTGCATAAGAAGTACTTGTTTCAGCAGCTTCGGCAGATCCTTCCCCCGCCGTTCCGCCCTCCGCAATATCCCCTGACACGCTTTTGCGGTCAAATTGTATTTCGGATGCGGTGTCTCCTCCAAAATCTGCGACAACCGAGATACGACGGCGGCGTTGGGGCACTCCCCAGTATTGCGCGTCGTGAGTTCGCCACACCACGCTCCATCGTCCTCCCACTTCATCGTGGTAGCCCCCCCAGGTAGGCCAGCCCTTTTCAGGCACTTCAATACCGGGGGCTTCCGGCTCGACGATTTTGATGATTTCTTCGAGCACGGCTGCGAAGTCTTTTCCTTTGTTGCTGCTAAAGGCTCCGACCACGTTTTCCCACACGAGATACCGAGGTCTGACCATGTCACCTGTCCGTCCATTCCTTTTGTCCGCCTCCCTCATTTCTTTTACAATGCGTACCTGCTCCATAAACAGGCCGCTTCGCGCACCGGCAAGCCCTGCGCGTTTTCCCGCGATACTAAGGTCCTGGCATGGGCTTCCGCCGGTGATGCACCACACCGGCTCGATCTCCGCGCCGTTGATCTTCGTTATATCTCCAAGATGTACCATGTTCTAATCTCCAAACACCACGCCGCACTCGTCCTTCAGCACGTCCTTGATGTGCCTCCGCTTGATGCGGCCTTCGTTTATCTCCTCTGCCAGCTTCTCCAGGCACTCATACAGGTACGCGATGCTCTGCGTGTCTCGGCTGTCCGCTGTCTCCTCAAAGACGTGCCAGCCGCACTTGTCTATCAGCACCATCGCCACCATGTCCATGTTCTCCCGTGTGCCTTGCAGCTTGCCTTTCATAAATAACCGTTCGTCCCGGCTCAAATGCTGCTTGCCCATCGTCAATCGTCCTCCGAAATACGCACGATCTCATAGCACCCGAACCGTCCGCCGTTTCGGTATGCCTTACATATCGCGCTTCGTGTGCTGGCGTAGGATCTCCCGGACCGATGTGCCAGTTCCGCCGTGGTGGTGCCCCACCATCGCGGCAGCCGATATTTATCCCGCGACACGATCATATACACCGTCGTCATGGCCTTACACCTCCCCGCACCGGCGCAGACGCAGGCTGTCCGCCAGCTCCTGTGCCGACCGCTTTCCCCTGTGCCGTCTGTCCTTTTTGCTCTCCCAGCAGTTGCGGCACTCCGGGTACGGGCAGTTCATGCACTTGTCTATCCTTGCCTGCGGTTCCCGCTGCTCGTCCACCAGCGCCCCGCTTAAAAATCGTCCCGTTTCTCCGCAATGTTCCTGCCTGTGGCTCTCCGCCGCGGCATCCACCGTCAGCCACGGCGCCTTGGCGTTTCCAAGGCTCCGTACAAACGCGCCGACGCTCATCGTTCCCTGCATTGCGTACATGATGTTCTATACCTCCCTCACCTCGATGCCGTGGAAATACAGCATCATCTTCCGTTTCATCACGAATAGCCTGTATGCGGCGGCGCTGGTACCGCGGAAGCCCTTGCTGTCCTCCACCACCGTTTCCCCGCCCTGCTCATACACGAAGTCGGCCACATAGTCTATGGCTCTCTCTTTCTTGCCGTCCTTGCGCTCCTGCTTCGGTATCAGCTCGTACTTTACCTGTGTCCGCAGTCCGGATATTTCTCCGGCCCTTTGCATCAGCCACAGGTCCATGTACCGCCGCGCCTCCCGCTTGCTGTCGAAGTGCATCAGCGTGCCGTCCGGCATGGTCATGTCCACCTTTTCCGCGTGCAGCTTGTTGCCTTTCTTCGATTTTGCAGCCTTCTCCGCCTCCTGCGCTGCTTTCTGTGCCGTCTGCTGCGCCTGGACCTTCTGCAATATCTGCGCCTGTGCCCTTTGGCCGAAGCGGCCTATGTCCTCCATCGTCAGTCCCATCGGTTCAATCCTCATCCCCGCGGCTCATGTCCAGCCGCTTCCGTCTTGGCCGCTGGTGGAACTTGTCTGTCGGCTCATCGTCGTATGTCCGATAACTCAGTTCCGTGAAAGTCATCTTCGACCCGTCGAAGTAGAAGTTCACGTCCCCGGTGCGGCCCCGCCGGTTCTTTGCCACCGTGCAGCCCACCTGTGTCTCGTCCCCGGGGGCGGTTTTCCAGAGGAATATGACCTTCACCGCGTTCTGCTCCAGCTCGCCGCTGTCCCGTAGCGAGCTCAGCTTCGGCTTGTCCGTTTCGTTCACCGTGCGGCTCAGCTGCGCCGCCGCCACAATGGGTATCTCCAACTCCGACGCCAGCAGTTTCAGCTCCCGGCTTATGCCGCCCAGCTCCAGGTTGCGGTTCTCAGCCTTCCTATCCTTTTCGCCGATCATCAGCCCCAGGTAGTCCACCACGATCATCTTCAGGTCGTCTATGCCCAGCGCCAGTTCCCGTATGCGGCTCACCGTCACGTCCGGCCCGTCGTAGAAGTACACCGGCAGCCGGCTCTCCCAGCTGGCGGCCTCCGCCACGCTGGCCCACAGTCCCTCGTCCTCCGGCATCCCGTCTATGAGCTGGTCCATCGTCACGCCGTCTGCCCGCTTGGCCAGCAGTCGCTCGCCCACTTCGCCAGCCAGCATCTCCGCCGTGATGTGCAGCACCGTCTTGCCCTTCATGGCGGCGGCCTCTGTCATCTCCATGCACATGGCGCTCTTGCCGCAGCCCGGCCTTGCGCCCACCAGTATCAGCTGTCCCGGCCACAGCCCCTTCAGCGTCGCGTCCAGCAGAGGGAACCCCGTGTCTATCCGCCCCTCCTTTTTGCCGCTGATGCTGTTCATGGCCTCGCTCATGGCATCCGACATGGTTTTCAGCCTTCCGCCCCGCCGCGCCTTCATCTTTTGGTGGCATATCGCCGCCACCGCCGCCTGCGGGTCCTCGTCCTCGCTCAGCGCTTCCAGCACCGCCTTGGTGAAGCGGCGCTTCTCCGCCTTTTTACGCACGATCCCGGCGTACTCCATCACGTTGGCGCTGGTGGGGGTGATCTCCATGCACTGCAGCAGGTAGTTGCGTGTTTCGCTGCTGTACAGGCCCTCGCGCTCCAGCTCGCTGGCCACGGTCACGCCGTCTATGGGCTTTGCCGCCACGTGCATCCGCCGTATGGCGGTGAATATCTCCTGGTTGGTGCTGATGTAGAAGTCGTCCGCCTCCACCGCGCCCAGCACGTCCTTTACGCAGTCCGCGTCTATCAGCATCGAGCCGATCACCGCCCTCTCCGCGTCCCCGGAGTAGTCCTGCTGCCACAGCGCCGTGCCCGCGGTGGGGGCTTTCTCGATCACGCCTATCTCCATGTGTTCCTCACTCCTTCACCGCGCCCTGCTCCTTCACCATGTCGGCGAATATCTCGTTGAAGTACCGCTTCAGGTCGTAGGCGCTCTGCACCTTCTTCCCCCACCACTGGCTGTTCAGCGCAAAGTACAGCACGTTGTCCATCGTGTCCCACGCCACGCCGTTCTGCTCATGCAGTTCGTTCAGCGCCACGGCCTGCTTCTGCATTTCCGCCTCCGTGGGCTGCGCCCTGCCGGGGTTGTCGCGGGCTTTCTCCTGCGCCAGGTACTTGGCGATCTGATAGGCTTCGCTGGTGTGGTCAACGGCGGGGCCGTCGTTTTCAGGGGCAAACTCCTGCGTGTAGTTCCCCTCAAGTGTTTTCTGGAAGTTGTCCGGGCTGGTAATGAGCCAGTCGAAGCTGGCCACAAACCCCCGCTTGTTTTTGCCTTTCAGGAACGGGCTGTTCTTCACGTTCTCAATGGCTTTCAGCACACCGTCCACGCCGTTTTCCCGTATGCGGGCTTTCAGCGCCCTGCCCCGTTTTGTCTCCGCCGTCACCTTCATCACCTGTGTCAATCCGGTGTCGTTCCACGCCGCCACAATGCGTCGGACATCACTTGTCCGACACACAGGCTCTTTAGAGCCTGTAGATATATCTAACCTATCCTCACCTACACTATCCTTACCTAACCTATCCTGTGGCAGACAGGCGGCAACCACTTGGCAACCATCCGGCAACCATTTGGGCACTACGTTGTACCCGCTTTTCTCTGCTACGTTGTCATCCACCGTGTATGCTCCGTTTGCTTCAAGCGTGAGCAGCGATAATTCCTCCTTGAAACGGGTCTGCGTGTACCGGTCTTTTCGCAGCGCGTTCGCCATGCGCCAGTGCTTGATAACGATCACACCGTTCTCAAACTGGTAGATATAGCGGCATTTCAGCAGAGTTTCGAGGTCCGATACACTGGCGTGCGCCTTAAACATGGACGCGGAGACCTGATTGCAAAAACCGTCATCGTCTGCGGCCATCGAGAGGTGAAGGTAAAGGGCTTGGGCGGAAGATGACATTTCCATGAAATGGTCATCATCCGTGACGCTCTTTGTAAACATCCTCCGGGTCGCCATCAGCTTTTCTCCCCCCAGACCTTCAAAAATTCTCCGATGTCCGCAGGTTTTCCGGTGCCCTCCTCGTCCTCTCCGCCTCCGCAAAGCCCACGCAGAACACAGCATTTGCAGTTGTCCTCATACTGGTCGCTGACGCACTGGCAAAGCAGCATTTCCTTCACCTCGTGGTCACAGCACACAATGTCGAAAATGCCGGGCTGTTCGTCGTACTGTCCCTGCGGGCAATCCACTTCGCCGATCTCACACAGTTTCACGATGCCCTTCTCGCCGCCGCAAGCGCTGTACAGCGGGCACGCTTTACAGTCGTTCCCCTTTACTCTGCCGCCGCAGACCTCCAGCATCGCGGCAAATTCTTCCTTGGTGCAGATAATTTTCATTTCATTACCTCCCTCAAATGCCCAGGTCGTAGTCCTCGTCCCCGCCGTCCCGGTCCCAGGGCAGCGGCTCGTCCTCCTCGATCTCCTGAAAGCCCGCCGCGCTCTGCGGCGCGGTGTTCTGCGTCCCGCAGGGCTTACCGGTGGCCATCTCCCCGGCGCACAGTTTTTCCAGCTGCGGCAGCAGATCCGCCAGCCGCAAAAATACCTCCACCGGCACCTGCAGCAGCGTTTCCAGCGCCCCCAGCGGTATCACCAGGTCGGCGCGGAGCTCGCTCCACACCTTGGCCTCGCCGTCCTTGGTGGTGTACGGCCTCTGCCGCCATGTGCCCACCACGCACACCGCGTCGCCCTTTTCCAGGCAGGCGCTCAGCTTCGTGGCGGCGTTGTCTCCCACGGCGCACACGTTCATGAACTGCTTGCTGTCGTAGCCCATGCCGAACTCCACCTTCGGCAAATTGTTCTTGGGTATCGCGCCTATCCGGGGGTCCCGGCTGACGGAGCCGGTACAGATCATGTACTGGCTCCCGTCAGCCTTACCCTCTCCGTCCAGACGCTTCCGGACGAATAGCGGCATTACTGCTCACCCTCCCCGAAGAACCCTGCGGAGTAGTCCTTTGCCTCCGCCTTTGTCTCTGTTTTGGCTTCTGCGGCGCTCTGTGCGCGTTTGCGGGTGGGGGCGGTGTCGTTGCCCTCCTTCGGCCCTGCGTCGCTGTGAGCGACCTCTGTGTGGCCGACGGGAGGGTTTACCGCCGTTTCCTCGTCCACCACATAGCCGGAGGTGGTGATGACCGGCTCAGTCACCGTCCCGTCCTCTGCGGCGATCACGGCATCCTCGCCGTCCTCGCTGAAGTAGCCGCGTACCTCGTTACTCAGCGGGGCATAACCGCTGTTCAGCAGCTGGCGGATCATGGTCTTACGGCACATCTTGTCCTGTCCGCCGTTCACGTCGTACCAGGGCGTGCCGTTCAGCAGCTTCTTCACCTCACCGGCGTCCAGTTCGCCCGCCTCCATCGCCTTGTACTTGTCCAGCTTAAATGCCGGGGAGTACCGGTCCGCGTGCTGCAGCAGCCGGTCCATCGACCAATAGATCGACCGGAACGTGCCGTCCTTCAGCTCGTAATAGGCGTAGTAGCCGATGATCTTGTGGCTCTCGCGCTCCTCGTCCGTGTCATACTTGGCCAAGTTCACCACCGGCTTGCCCGTGCGGCGGTCGCGGCTCTCCAGCTCACCCTCGCGCACCTCAAGGCAGTCGATGTCCGCGTAGTACCCGGTGGACATGGCCAGCTGTATGTAGCCCTTGTACGCCAGCAGGTATGCCGCCGTGCTGCCGTAGGGCACGATGTAGTAGCCGTGGCCGTAGATCAGGCCCATGCCCTCGCCCCGCAGACCGGCGGCAATGATGGTGCCGGGGTCGCAGGCTTTCAGTGTCTCGCTGGCGCTCACCGCGCCGATCAGGGTGCTGGTGAACCGCGCCGCCATCTTGTCGTTCTTCAGCGCCCGCTGTATCATCTGCTGGGTGTTGGGCGCCGTGATCGCCATGCTGAATGTGGGCTTCTTGGCCTGTGCCATCTGCGTGAAGCCCGCCTGATTCTGTACTTTCATTCCGTTTCTCCTCCCTTACTCCTGCGGCACCGGCATAAACCGGATGCCGTTTTTCTGCATATAGGCTTTCAGTCCGTCCAGCTGCCGCGCCGTTCCGAATGCGCGGAAGTCTACCTTGTACTCCGGCTCCTGTACCTGTGCGGGCATCTCGTGGCTGTCCTCGTCCACCAGGTCGTTGACCGGCTGCGCCTGCTGGGGTTCTACCGTTCCTGCGATGCCGATCACCTCGTACCCGTCAGACTCGCCGATGCACTCCGGCTTCAGCGGCGCTGTCTTTTGCTGCTGTGCCGCTGCGTACTTCGCTGCGGCCTCCGCCTCCTTACGCTTGCGCTCCTCCTCGGCGGCTTTCATCCGTCCCAATGTCTCGTTCTTCACCAGCACCGCGCTGATGTTACGGGTCCGGGTGTACTCGTCCAGCAGCGTGGTCTCGAACTCGCTGTGCAGCGCACGGATGGCGTTCAGGTCTGCGCGGCAGCGGTCAATGGCGGCGCAAATATCCATCTGCGCCGTGCTCTCGGCATAGGTGGCGTTCAGCCACTTGGGGTTAAAGCAGTCGTCAAAGGTCAGCCACTCCGTCATGTCGCCCACCACCTGGGCGAAGTACGCAGCCAGCCGGTCCTTCTTCTCCTGCTTCGCCGCCTCCTCCATCGCCTTGATCTGCACGTCCAGCGCTTGGACACCTCGCTCAAAGACTGCCTCCAAATCCTTGCAGTTGCTTTCTTCTGCGGCGCAAGTTGACAGTGCGGCGGCACGCATCTCCTTCCTCACGTCGCTTACTCCGCTTTGCGCCTTGCGGAGACTTGCTCTGTCGGCCTTTGCCTGTGAAATCGTATCGGGCGTCACAACGATGTTCTCGTACTGTGCCACAACGCTTTCCGCCCACTTTTTTACGGCAGGATAGTTGGTCGTAATAACCTGCTTCCGCACCTCCTGCAAATCGCTTGTAATGCAGAACTCCATAAGTTCTCCGGTCATGCAATGATTTCCTCCTTTGCCTTGTATTTTTCGGATGTTCGCTTGTTGGCAGCCTGTGTTTTCATATCCACCCAGCGGCAGTTCTCCGGGCAGTAATTGCCGTTTACATCGATACGGTCTATGGTGCATTGCCCACGCGGCGCATTTTCGTCGTAGCCGGTTGCAAGCGCCCAGTCTCGGAACGCTTCGTAGCTATTGCGCCACTCATCACAGACAGTGATCCCTCTGCCGCCGTAGTTGTGAAAGCTCTTGTTCTGTGGGTGATAACATCTCGCCAGCATCGCGGTCCAAATCGGATAGAGCCTGCTGCCGTGACCTCCGTGTGTCCGGTTCAAATAGCCCATTTCTCGCACTCGCTCCAAATTCAGGCATCCGCACGACCTCGTATGACCGGAGCGCAGGTCGTGAGCTGTGGAAAGACACTCACCTCCACAATCACAGGCGCAGCGCCAAATATGGTCGCCCCACCTGTTCTGCCCAACTCTTTCGACTGGGCGCAACCTCCCAAAAACGCAGCCTTTCAAATCGGCGGTCCTTCTTGCTGCGGATAACTCCCGAAACAGGCACCCACACGATTGCGAAGCGCCGCTTTTCAATGAATTGACATAGACCTCGCGTTCTGTCCCGCAATCGCACTTGCAAAGGTAATACTTCTTGGTTCCGCGCTTTGATGCAGGCGCCACAACCGTCCACCGGCCAAACCTCGCATCCACGAGGTCGCTCATGCCGTCACCTCCGCGTCGTACTTGGTGATGTGCTTCACCCTGTCCGCCCACGCCGGGTCAATGGCGCTCTCCGGCAGGTCCACCTCGGTGATGATGGCCTTCTTCTCCGCCCCCTCGCCGCCGGGGACAAGTACCTTGTCTCCGGGGCGCAGCGGCAGGTCGGTCAGGAAGGTGTATGCCTGCCCGCCGTAGCCGTTCAGCTTCGGCTTGTGGTACATGGCCTTTACGATCATCCCTGCTCACCCACCTTCCCGGCATCGGCAGCGCCATTTCCCGGCTGCGCTTCTGCGCTCACGTCCACGATCTTTCCAAGAACGCCCAGTTTGACGAGCCCGTAGGCTATACACACGGCCTTGTTGTCGCGGAGATTCTTTTCCACGGCACTGTCAACGCCAGCCAGACAATGGGCGAAGTCGGCCGCGGTCATGTTTCCTCCCCGCGTCACAGAGTGGAAGTCCACGCCCTCCTCCGTCTTGCGCCCGAAGCACATCATGGCAAAATCCAGGTTGGCTTCCTCGTGCAGCGCCTCGCCGGTCTCGGCGTTGGTCATCGTCAGCTTCAGTTTCATCACTTGCCCTCCTTCTTGGCCGTGCGCTTGCCGCCCTTTCTGGCGGCGGGCTTCTTCGGGACGGCTTCCTGCGCCGCCTGTGCCGCGGCCCACGCCGCGTCGTCCTCGTTCATCTTCTGCCGGATGCGGCTGTCCTTTTCGGTCACGAGCTTTACGGCGTTCTCCGTCAGACGCACCAGCAGCCCCGCCGTTCCGATGGGCACGTTCTCAGCTACGTTGGCGGCGGCCACGCCGTCATACTTGTCCTCCTCGCCCTCCTTGGGCATCACCGCCGCGCATATCACGCCGCAGGCGTTCCGCACGAATACGCGCTCCTCTCCCGTTTCCATGTCCAGCACGGTCACTCGAAATGCCATTTCATTTCTCCTTTCGTTTTTCACTTAAAGTCGTAATATTGCCGCCGGGGGAACCCCGTTGAGCACGTTGTTTTGGTAGAAGTCCGTTTCCTTTTCCAGCAGCCACGCCATGTCCGCTTCCTGTTCCGCCCTCTCGAAGTGATAAGTGCGTATGCTCAGGTCACCGTCCATGTTCTCCAGGCTTGCCATCAGGTCCGCAAACTCATACCCGGTGGCCAGCATTTGGTGCAGGATCTGCGCCATATAATGGCTGGGGATCTGCCCGTCCCACTTCGCCCAGCCCGCCTTGCCGTTGGGTGTCGCTGTCTTGATCTCCAAAATGCCCCTCCGCCCTCGCTCGTCAGTGATCTCGCCGTCCAGCGTGGCGAATATAAATGGCCGTTCTTTCTGATACAAAATGTCGTAGGGGTAGTAGTCCACCGTGCGCCCCGGGTGCATAGCGGTGTACAGCCCCCGCAGCGCCGGTTCCATCCGCACGCCGCGGCTCACCGCCGCGCTGCCGCTTAGGTCCTTGGGCTTGTCCGCCCCCACCTTCAGCCGCCACAGTTCCAGTTTCGACAGCCACGGGGACATTCCCACTACCGCTGCGGCTTCGCTGGCGCCTATTCCCTGCATACGTCCGGCCAACCAGTCCTCCCGGTTCTCAAAGTGCAGCCGTTCCAGTTCTTTTCCATCTCCTTCCCACAAACAAAAAGAGCGCCGCCAAGCGGTCCGGTTTTCCGAACCACTCGACGACGCTCCGCCCTTCCCGCCAACTGACTTAGGCGGGGTACGCTATTTGGTCTTTACCTCTGCTCTGCTGACCTTGACGATTTTCACGCCATCCTTCAGGGGTATCAGCTCAATGCGAAAGTTCTTCGCCAGTGCCGCGTTGATAACGGCGATTTGTTCTGTTGTGATATGCGCGGTTTCTTTCATGCGTCTCTCTTCCCCAAGAATGATTTTGCTGCCTCATAAATTTCGTTTACAAAGTCATCAACATCTTTCCAGTCGTAGACACAAAGGTACTTCCCCCGATTTACCACTACAGAACAATCTGGAAGATCTTTCCTCCGAGGTTTGCCTGCGTGGGATTTTATATATATCGTCCCTTTTCTGTTAGGATCTTCATCTCCCCGCCTCTCTACATTGGATGGTTTCCCACGCTCCACAAATACATAATACCCTTCGTAAAGAAGCCTGTTCTCCGCATTGAGGTCAGCAGCTGTTTTGGGCGCAATACCGCGCTTTAACCTGTCGAGTTCTTCTTCGAGTTTTGCTATCTGCGTCTCTCTGATCGCAATTTTTTTCTCTACCGATTTAATTCTACCCATAACTAAAAGAACCTCTCATTAAAATTTTGTTTATTTATAAAGCCCCATGGCTTTACAGCTTGTCCACACGCCCACAAGGGCGGCTCCCGCGAGAAGCAGCAGCCACAGCGAGCCGCCGTTCTCCACTTCTCCGATGACGCCCCACGCCAGGAAGGCACTCACGCCCAGCAGCCATTTCCACTTTCGGCTCCGCCGGCGCTCATTCCGCGTCTTGCTCATCGTCCTTCACTTCCTCCATGTGGTCCTCTCCGCACACCGGGCAATACACCTCCCGGCGCACCTCGATGCCGTTCTCACCGTCCAGGTTCTCTTTCCTCTCCCGGACCACCGGCGCGTCGAACTTCACGCCGCATATCCTGCACCGATAGCTCATAGCGTGATGGCCGACCGCAGGTCATCAATGGGGATGTGCAGCTTCCGGCACGCCGCCTGAAGCTCCCGCACCGTGAAGTCCAGCGGGCTTTTCTTCCGCCGCAGCAGCGTCATGGTGGTCATGTTCATGGCCTCCGCCAGCTCCTGCTTTTTCACGCCCTCTGTTTCCAGTGCGCCATACAGCAGCGTCACGATCTTCTGCTCTGTGGGGTTCACCCCCAGCGGCTTCACTCTCGGCATTTTCTCCCCTCCCTGTTGCTTAAAAACCTGTCCACGAAGTACGTCTGCCCGCGGCCCGTTACCTTCACTGTTTTGCTGACGGTAACGGAACCGTCCGACCGGGTAATGGCCGTTTCCTTGATGCTGAAAAGCCCCATTTCCATCGACCGCTGCGTGGGCATATTGTAGTCTGTTCCATTGCGGCGGATCAGATAGCCGTTGTCCCGGAGCCATCCAAACAATCGGTTCTGTCCGATGTTCACGCCGTTCTGCCGCAGCAGCTTCGCCAGCTCACCCACCAGGATGGAGGTGTGGGACGCGCTTACAGCATCCGCAAACAGTACCTTTGGCCTGTCCGCTTCCGCCTGCTGCTCCAGCGCCCTGCGCTTCTGCTGCTCCTGCTTGAGTGTTGTGGCCAGCTGGATAATGTAGTCCGGGTCTGTCAGCGTCCGTTCGATGACCTCCGGCGTCATGTAAGCGCCGTTGCGCCGAATGGAGGGCAGGACTTCCTCCGTTACCCAGTCGGTGAACTTCTCCGCCGTCGGCAGCTTCGAACCAAACACCAGCCGGTAAATGTCGCTTTCGGGGATAAATGACATTCCCGTTGCTCGCGTCGCCGGCGTTCCATCCGCCCTTTCTCCGGTTTGTACCCATGCGTCGCGTTTCACGACACCCCTGCAATGGCGCAAGATGGCATCACGAGGGTTGCTATATCCCAGCGCCCGTGCTACGTCTGTAGCGCAAAAAAGAATCCTGCTGTTTTCCTCGATAGTGCGAATGCTGCCGAACTCCGGATTGCTGAAAACCTGCATCTCGTTCACTTTCGCCCCTCCCCCTTCATCAGCTCATCCAATGTGCAGCGGTACAGCGCAGACAGTTTATGCAGGATTGCTACGGAAGGATCGGACTTTCCTGTCTCATAAAGACTCACCGCCGAAACGCTTACTCCCAGCAGGTTCGCCACTGTTTTCTGCGAATACCCCGCTTTCTTTCTCTGCTCCTTGTAGCTCAATTTCTCATCTCCCATCAAAAATAATTGAGAAATACTTGACTTTTTCTGAAATTCGCCTTATTATGTGTTTGCCTACACGAATAACTTAGCAAATTTCGCTTAATAAAAGCGGTTGTTTTCTCCATGTTTGCTCGAATTATTTTGCGTAGCTTTATATTAACTCAATATTCACTCAATATCAAGAGCAATCTGCTTCATTTCTCAATGTTTGTAGCAATGCACAATTTTGGAGGTATACTTTTGTGAATGGTGAACTGTTCGTTTACAAGATTTGGCAATTATGCAAAGCCAAGGGGCTGACAAAGGCCGAGTTCTACGAGGCTGCCGGCATCACTCCGTCGGCAATGGCTCTCTACAAAAAGGGAAAAACAAAGCCGTCAATGGACACACTTCGTACTATTGCGCGTGTTTTGGAAATCGACGTTTCTTATTTACTGGCTGAACTTTACGGCGATGAAACAGAAAAAGAGCCCGCTTCCCAACTGGAAAGCGAACTCGATTCCGCCCTGGTGAAATTGTTGTGCTCTCTTACCCCGACTGAACTGGCGCAGGTGCAGGGCTTTGCCGCAGCGCTGATAGCAGCTCGTAAAGCCTGACCTTTTCCTCCATCGTCAAGGTGGAGACCAACTTCCTTGCTTCCTGTTCGTTCATTTCTCTGTGCCCCCTCATTTGTCGTTTCGTGTCGTCTGCCTGGTTTGATCGTACTCCCTGTATGCCTCGGTGTCTATACTCATTTCGGGGAAACGCTCCCCAATTTGGGGAAATGCTGCCCGGTCGCTTATCCATATTTGGCTGTCTGCCACCCAAATATGGATTTTTGGGGGATGAAATATCATCCGTTACCGATAGAAAGGGGAAATCATGTCTATATCAGAGATCCAGCACATCGCACCGTATATCCAGAAATTCCCGGAGCTTGTCCGCCACGCCAAAACCGCTGCCGGACTGACCAACGAGGAGCTGTCCGACCTGTCCGGCGTTCCTTACTCCACCGTCTGCAAGATCCAGTCCGGTGAGCGCGATCCCAAGCTATATGACGCCATCGCCATCATGCAAGCGCTTGGCATCTCCCCCTATCAGGCGTTTGCCATCCCGTCGGATGGGGACGCCGACGCCGCTGCCGCCCAGGAGCGCATACACGAGCTGGAATTGGATAACGCCGTTGCCTCCGGTGATGTGGCGCGGCTGGAGCAGGTCAACGGCCTCTGCACAGAGCGTCTGGATGCTGTCATTCACCAGCGCGACTACTACAGGCGCCGGTCCATCTTTGCTTCGATCTTTTCTGCCGCACTCTCGCTGTTCCTGGTCGTTTACCTGTTCTTCGATTTCCGCACCCCCAACTTCGGCTTTGTTCTCCAGGGCAGCCCAACGGCCTTTGCGTGGCTCGTTATTCTTCTCGTGGCTATCTCCGTCGGTGGGTGCGGCATCGTCGGGTATCGGGCGTTGCTTAAAACCGCAAAAGAGACCGTCTTGCGGAAATAGAACGCACGTTCGACTGTGTTCTACATTATACGTCACAAGTTTCTTGTTTTCAATACACACATTTAACAAGTTTCTTGAGATTTTTTGTTGAAAAAAGAAAAAGCCGCCCAATCGGACGGCTTTTCCATATAAGTTCCATTCCCACCAACACCATCACGAGTCTTAAAGAAAGGAGCCTACAACAGTAGGGTAACACGAAAATATCAAAATGTCAACGAAATGCAAGTCCTGCAAGCGCGAAGTTCCCGACAACGCCACCTTCTGCCCCTGGTGCGGCCACAAGCAGGTGCGCGAGCGCAAAAAGGACGGCGTTATCAAAGTGCCGGAACCGAAACAGCTCCCCTCCGGCAGCTGGCGCATTTACCTTCGCGCGGAGCAGCAGTCTGTTACCGAACCTACCAAAGACCGCTGCATCGCCAAGGCCAAGGCCATCCGCGCCGGTTTTGTGGAGCAGCAGAAAAAGGCCAAGGACGAGCCCCTTCTGCTCTCCGAGGCCATTGAGAATTATATCACACGCCGCGCCCTGCTCTCCCCCAACACCATCCGCGGCTACCGCATCTATCAGAAAAACCGGTTCAAATCCTGTCAGGGCGTTAATATCCGCGAGCCGGTGGATTGGCAGTCGTATATAAACGAAGAGGCCGCGCTCTGCGCCCCTAAAACGCTGAAGAATGCCTGGGGCTTTATAAAGTCCGTCTTAGAGGAAAACGGCATCGCTGTTCCAAAAGTAACACTGCCGAAGCTTCCCGTTTCCGAGCATAAGTGGCTCACGCCGGAGCAGATCATCGTATTCTGCAAGGCCATCGAGGGCAAGCCCTTCGAGAAGGAAGCGCTTTTTGCCCTCCACAGTCTGCGCCGCGGAGAACTGCTGGCCCTCAAATGGGAGGACATAGATTTCAAGTCCGATTCCTTCCGCGTTCATGCCGTCATCGCGCAGAACGAAAAAAACGAGTACGTGGAGAAAATAACGCCCAAAACACAAAAGTCCAACCGCGTCGTCCCCTTTATGATCCCGCGCCTCCGCCAGCTCCTCAAGGAGGAAAATGGCCCCAAAGGCAAGCGCGTGTCCTATCAGCCGCCAAACGGCCTCTGGCGTAAGTTCAACGATGTCTGTGAAGCAAACGGGCTCCCCAAGGTCGGTGTGCATGGCCTGCGCCACAGCTTCGCCTCCCTGGCCTACAGCCTCGGCTTCAAGGAGGAGGAATGTATGCGTATCGGCGGCTGGTCAGATTACAGGGTCATGCACGAAATATATACCCACCTCGCCGCCCGCGATATAAACGCCCGCGTCAAGGAGATGGAAAATTTCTATAAAGAAAACCTGTGACCCCGCCAGGCCATACCCGTGTGTAAATTCGTGTGTAAATCCGTGTGTAAAAACGCCCAAAAAGCCTGTTTGTAAAGCAACAAAAGCATAGCAAAGCAAACGCAGAAGTTATGCCGCAAAAACGCCAAAACCCATTGAAATAACAAGAAATCCCGCAGTCTCAACGACTGCGGGATTTCCCTTCACTTGGCAGCGGGAGAAGGATTCGAACGCTCACTTTTCCTTATAAACCCGCTGTGCCACAACACTTTTGAAATCCGTGTGCATTTTCGTGTGTAAAATTGCATACTTACAACCCTGCTTGCCTCGCTGCGCCCGTTGTCGAATAATGTAAAAATACATTATATAATATGTAGGGTTTTATTCCTCACACCACCACACCGTTTCCCTTCTGGCTCCCGCCACAGCGGCCTCCTCGTGGGTCATCAGTATGTCAACGTGCTTGCCTATTACGCCCACGTCCAGGGCGATGTATGTCTTGTCTCCGATAATGACCGTGCTGCCGGTCGGTATCACATCCGGATCCGTCGCCACGCAGGAACCAGGGTACACCCACTGGCCGCTGGCGGTCAGGACGCGCCCAAACTCGTCCTGGTTCATGTGCGCGTACTTCTCCACGCAGTCGGCGCAGTAGCCGGTAATGATGCAGTCCTCCAGCACGTTGCTTTTGGCCTTGATGGCTTCCAGTATGCGTTCCGACTCATCGGGGTCCTCTTCTACGATTGTATCATGGCTGTCAACATCTTCGCCCCACTCCACCCGCAGGACAGTGTTCGGCGTGTCCGCGCTGGCTCTCCACGGGGCGATCAGCGCGAAGATCAGCAGCGCCAGCAGCATGAACTCCAGCAGAAAATGTGTCTGCTCCCGCCGCACCACGCGCCGGTACTCTGCCCGCATGGACACGAATGGACCGGGGCATAAACCGAACTCCCCGGCGCGGGCTATGTTCTCGCTCATCGCCTTATATACTATCTGCTCTCTTTTGGTCATTGATTATATCGCTCCTCACGAATAGTACAGGTTTACTCTGCGGTCAGCGCAGTGCTTGAATATCGCTTTCCAGTGTTCAAACATATTGTAGGGCTTCATCACATGGTAATTGTGCCCCATCATATCGGATTTCAAATCCTTCATGGCGTTGTATATCTTGCGGCACTCCTGCGGAGTGAATTTTCCTCCGCAGTCTGAATGGAAAATCAGGATGTCCAGATCATCGTTGCAATGCGCGTCCCAGTATTTCGCTTCTGCGTCAGAGAAGGGCGTACCGCGGAGCATATTCCTCTTGAAAATGTCGTGGCACTGTTGCCCGTAGGCAACCTTTATCAATTCAAGGATAAACGTTCCGTATGTAAGATAGCCGCAGTCGAAGCCGGCTCCATCAGGCAATCCTTTCGCATGAGCGCAAAGTCCCATTATTCTTCACCGTCCTTCTCTTCTTTCTCATACAGCGGGCACCCGCAGTTTACAAAGTCGGCACAGTGGGGGCTGTCCCCATTGAAGCACGCCCACGTCCACTCCTCGTGCCATTTGCAGCCGACACAGCATTTGTTCTTCATGCTCTCACCTTCTTGCTCAGTCTGTTCCAGCTTGCCGTAGCCGCACTCTGGCTCCACCCAGACAAGGTGAACCCACAGCTTGCACAGCGGACGTAATACCGTTCCGGCACATGGACGCCGATCTTGCGCTCTCCGCTGTCCCTGCCGCAGTGGGGGCACACCTCCAGCTTCCCGCGGGGCTTTCTGTTGTACTGGTTCATCCTAAATACTCCTTCATCTTCTTATCCAGCCCCTTCTCCCGCAGCGTCCTGCCGTTCATGGTGTACTGCCGCAGCCGAAGCATGAGGCTTTCCTCATGGCAGCGGTCGCAGTAGCCCCGCATCGCTCTGTCCCGCATCGGGTCTCTCTGCTGCTCGTGTGTCAGATACACGATGTACTCCGCCTCCATCTCCTTGATGCACTTGGGGCACAGTTTGGCAGTGCGGACCGTCCAAATGGCCTTATCCATTATGGCGCTCTCTTCTTTCGCGTATACTCTTTTCGGTGGAAGCTACGGCGCGGAGGATGTCGTAAGAGTCAACCCTCGAAAGAGTGTCAACGGCAATAACGTCTTTCCCGATGTATCTCGCATAGTCGTACTCCAATTTTGCGCCCTTGCTTACCTCCCATCCGCGCTGAAAAAGCACCACATCCGCGCTCTCCAGCATGGCAAAGCATATACGCATATAGTCCGCCGGCTTCATGCCCTCCGGCAGCTCCGCCGGGTTCAGGACGGTGTGCCCCGCCTCCTGCAGCACGGCTTTCGTTTCCTTAAACTCTGCCTTATAATCCGGGTTTCCGTTGATCCGGCCCGCTATGTAGATCTTCATTTCTCCGTTTCCTCCTTCTCCAGCTTGTCCAGCGCCTTCCCGATAAGTTTCCAGCGGTCTACGCCAATGTCCCTCGCCTCGATCAAGCCGAAGCGCACCACATCGGGTGCCACCTTGCCGCCGGTGGCATCAGACACTCTCTGCGCCCATCCCAGCTTCGTTTTCTGCTGGTAGGCTTGCAGTCGTATAAAAACCTCGCGTTTGATCTCCGCCATCGCGCCCTTGGGCTTAAACGGTGTAGCGGGTTCCGTCAGCTGCGGTGCGGGAGCTGGCGGGGCATCCTTGCCCTCCGCCTGTTCGCCATCCTCCTGCACCTGCACATACGCGCCGACGGGACGTATATCTTCCTTGTTGAGTATCTTTATCGCTTGTACGCCGTCAGGCACGACCGCAAATATCGTGTCCTCATTCTCCACGCCCAGCGCAGGAAACTCCTCGACGGCGTAGGACGTGACTTCCTCCGGCAGCACCAGCACACCACGCACCAGTCCCTCCATGATGTGGTTGGTCACACCCTGCGCTATCTGCATACCGCCTTTCACGCGGACGATCAGCACCTTTCGTTCCGTCATTTCTGCATCCCCTTTCGTAGTTCGTTCACCGCATCCACCAGTTCGTTGATTTTGGCGACAACGCCATCGTCGCTAAAACTCACGTTCCAACCACGAGGCGGCAACTTGCCAATTTCTTTCGGCTGCTGTGTCTCTTGGGTCTCATCCGCGTTCGTCCACCGTCCGATGCGCTTATAGCCCTTGAAGCCGTTTTCCGCCTCGTACTTGGTGATGCAGTCCTCCTCACCGTCCGTAAAATGTACGGTCGGCTCATAGAACCCGCGCTTCCGGCATTTTTCGCACCGGCAGACACTCTTGATATACCCCACGCGGCCATCCGCGGTCTCCACAAAGTCTCCTTCGTGCAGGTTTCCCGGCACCATCATCAGTTTCGTGGAGCTCATCTTGTCGAGCTCATCCTTTTCTGCATATCCGCAATCCCTGATCGCTCTGATCCACGCAAAGTCGTACTTGCCAATGCGAGTAAAATTCTGCGGCAGATCCTCTATATTGCCACTCCAGCCCGTCTGCGTCCCATCGTCCCACTTGAAAATGAAACTGTGCCCGGACACTAATCGCTGGTGAGACGACACATATCCGGTAAGCGTTTTGGATGATGTGCCATCGGCACGTTCCAGCCTCACATAATCTCCCACATGAAATGTGTATATCATTTCTGCTCGCCCTCCTGCAGCGCTTTCTCCGCCTCCTCGCTGGTGAGGAATACGGTTCGCCCAATGGCAAACCGTAGCGGCGTGATAATCGGCGCAAGGGTGTCTGTAGCCAGAACCGCGCTCACTCCCGGTTTTGAAAATCCGTTCACGCGGAACTCGATAGCGGTTTTCTCTACGACCTCACCGCAAAGGATCGTATATACCTTGTCCCCCACCCTGAATGGAAGTACCACCAATCTTTTATCTTTGTTTGCCTTGCAGATTTCTCGTATCATATCGATCCCACCGCACTCCCCCACAGCGGTGCATAGGTCGCTCCAGTCTTTAATCAGCTCAGACACCTCCGCTGGCGTTAGCCCCGTGTCCTCATATTCCACCAGCCGGTCTAACAAACGATTGCGGCAATACAGCGCAGTGCAGTCAGCCATTGGCTTACCATGCTTACCCGTCCAATCCGCTTCGCACTTCTGGCAGTCCATCATTGCTTGTCCATCGGTGTCACGCTTCGTCATTCTTTTGTTCATTTCTGCTCCTCCACATAGCACCAGCTCTGGGGCGGGCGCTTAATATGACCGCCATTTTCGCAAGATGCACAGCCAAACTCATCACACACTTTGTCTATGCAGTGTTCAAACGGGTGTGAAAACTCGCTCAGATTCTTCGGCTTATCGTAGATTTTCATTTCGGAGATGTGCCAGCCGTAGCCCTTTGCCGCTTTCAGATATTCGTGCATATCTCTGAGGGTCAGGCACGACTGCTGCGCCACATCGTTTGTTGTCGGCTGATCTTCTCCATTGACGTAGTAGCTGCCGCCGGGTAAGCGCGTTTCCAGCTCGTAGATGCGGTCGCAGGTAAACTCACCAATAACACGCCCTCCGACTCTGAATACCATGATGCCGTCCTTCTCCACAAATCCCCTTGTCTCATAGATGTAGCACTTGAACGGCGTTTGCAGTTTCGGGCGGGTCTTTCTGACCTCGATAGTTTTTTCACCGCTGGCAATCCTCTCGCACCACTTCGGGCGTATGCTTATCATCACGGCCTTGCTCATGTCTTTTCCTCCTCCCACGGCGTATTCACGCACTCCGGTTTCTTACACCGCATCTCAATGGCCCACAGCAAATTCCATGCCGCTGCCAGCAGGTGGTCCTCGTCGGTCTGACCGTCCAGATACTTCGCCGCGTGGCGCATGGCGCTGTCCAACAGGCTGCTGGTGGGGATGCCCTTATCGACGTTGTGTTCCCCATATTTCAGTGCCCCGGCCTCACAGTGCTTACTTACCTCGATGATCGCCGCCCAGGGCAGAAGATCCATGCGGCCTTTCCCGCCGTGCATATCCCGCTGCGCCCCGGTGCTGAAGGTGGTACGCTCTCCGCTGTCCTTGATACCTGTGTGAAGGCTCGCCGCATAACACTCCGGGCACAGCTCTGAATTAACGCTGTTTGTAGTAAATTCCCTTCCGCATCGTGTACACACGCTCATTTCTCTTCCTCCCGCTTCAATATTCCCATGTCAACACACAGGTCGATCAGTTTGTCATCGTTCAGTTCTATGGCTCGCTTCGCAATTTCTGTCAGATAGCCGTTGAGCAGAGCAAGTCCAATGCCTATGCTAAGAGCGTTTTCTCTTGCCGCATTGCTCCTGCTTGCACTCACCGTCCTGTCGATCTTCTCGACCAAGTTGTTGTAGTCCATTTTCACTCTCATGCCCGTTCCTCCATCATCCTTGCCATCCTCATATCCAGCGGTTCCCCGCGGAACTTTATCTCCGGCGCAAAGGTCGTCATGCTCTTTGGCCTGCTGCTCACGCGCATCTTGTAGCGCTTCTCAAATTCTCTCGCATACCACTCCCAGAAGATATACCCGTAAGGATTTCCTTCGTTGTGGCTCTGCAGCGCAAGCAAATGGCACATTCTCCGGTTCCATATAACGGCGACATCACCATCTCGCGGTGCAGGAATATACGCCGCCGGTTCCCAGCCGTATAACCGCCTGGTGTGCAAGCACCACGCCTTAGTAAAGATCAGGCGGCTCATACCGCCCATGCCGGTCGTGTAATACTCTCTCAGGTTCTCAGTAAGCCTACGGTTTATTGATGGCATATCATCTCACCTCCAAGCGATAGCGCCAGTGCCCATCTCAATACATCACTCCTATGTAGTCCAGCACCCGCGCATAGCCCAGGCCGTCCTTCGTGGGCTTCCACAGCCCGTCCGTGTCAAACGCCCCGCCGCCGATGCAGAATTGGTAATGCTTCGGATGCGTCAGTTTCATGCGCTCAAAGCGGTTAATTCCCTTTTCCAGATGCGCACCGAACCCACAGAACATACACCCTGTGCGTTGGCACCCCGTGCAGTGCAGCGGGCAGTCCACCAGCGTCGCGTCATAGTCGTTCTCGCCGTCGCTGGCCACGATGTCACCGTACACGCTGGCGTAGGGGAGTTGGTGGTCAACGATAAACCGCAGCACGTCCTGCTCCGTCCAAAAGCTCATGGGCTTGCCCATCGGTCGCTTGCCTTCAAAGGCGTTGCAGCCAGTTTCGCGCCATTTTTGCATCCGCAGCATGCTTTCTTCCGCCATTGTTGCCGTCATTGGTTTGACATTCGCTCGGTGCTCATAGCTCTTGGCGGGGGACTTTTTCATAATCCCACAGCACTTGTCTGATATGAGAAAAGGAGCCGAAAGCAAATACTCCCACTTTTCACAGTTGTACATACTCTTTTCCCCATCGGCGCGTAAGACTTCCCCACGCAATAGCTTCATACTGCGGCTATCCGGGGAACGCCGTGCGGTCTCTATTCTGAGCGCTACGTTTTTACCGATGATGCTGTACCCGTACTTCGTCACCACCTGCGTGATGTTCATTTTTGGCCGCAGGCGAATGAGGTTGACAGTGATGCGTGGGAACTCCCTGCGGAGCCAGTCGGCGTACTCATTCACGAACCGCTGTATCTCCGGGTACTCCAGCCCAGTGTTCACAAAAACCAGGTTCAGCGGCCATATCGGTGTTCTGTAGCTTGCCAGATACCGTGCCGCCAGATACGCCAGCACTGTGCTGTCCTTCCCGCCGGAGAAGCTGACGTAGCACTGTCCGCCCCATGCGGTGTACCACTCGTCCAGCTTTTCGTAGGTCAGTATCTCCTTGTCCTGCACGTCCAGCGCCATCAGTTTCTTCGCCGCCTCATTCGTCAGCGGCTGGTTCATCCTTCCCATCGGCATCACCTCACAGGCAGAACTGAAGGTAGTCCCGCAAAGTCTGCTTCGCACGGTTCACGCTCCGGCTGACCGTGCTCTTATTCACGTCGTGCAGCTCCGCGATCTCCGTCACGCTCATGCCACCCTCGTACATCTCGCTCAGATACACCCACTGCTCATCGCCCAGTTTCAGAGCCGCTTTCGGGAAGTGCCGCCGCAGCCGAAGCAAAACGCCGCGGTTCGCCTCCTGGTCCAGTTGCAAAACATCCAGACGCCCCTCCAGCACTTCGTCCAGCAGGACCTCCGTAGCCACGCCCCCCATCTTCCGTGTAGTCATGTTCACACATCCTCCCTGCCGTGGTAGCTCCTCACGAACTCGCACTGCGCCTCGGCATAGCTTTCCGGTAACGACACCACGAAAGAAGCGATTGAGAAATAGTAGCCACCATTGCCCCCATCCGCATTGGCCTCGATCATACAGATTGCGTTACGGTTGTGCATGATAGTCACTCGCGCCTTGCAGCCATAGGTATCATCATCTTCCCACGGCTCATATTCTATGTCAGATACCGCGGTAATGGCCGCATCCAGTTTCACGCCTGAGAACTCCGAGTCAACTCCTGCACAGCAGTCCCAGTCTGTCCTTTCAACTTGCAATTTCAGCCCTGTATCTAATTCAATGTGATACTCACCCCATGCCACGATTTTCCGGTACAGTAGCAATTCTTTCAGTTCTTCAAAGTTGATTATTTTTCTCATTTCACGGTCCCTCCCTATACTTCGTCGCCCCAACAGTCCCAGCCGTCCGCCTGCTGTCTGGCAAACAGCTCGATGCGGGATATGTCTCCCATCAATTCCACGATCCGGTCTCTTACCTCGTCTGGCTTCCGGCTGTGCTCTCTCACATGGTTCAGCACCACACTGTGTACGCCCTTGCTCAAACGCTTCGGCTTGCCCCTTGTCGCCAGCAGGCACAGCTCCGCGTTGGCCCTGGTCCAGAACCCCAGCCCCCAAAACAGCCCGTCCGACTTCCGGTTCTGCTTTACCCATGTAAACGCGCAGGTCTTATAGGTAAAGCCCCATTTGCGTATCAGCTCTAAGCCCTCTTCCAAACACGGCATCGTCACCCACAGAAACAGTACGCAGTCCTCCGCCGCTATGCCCTGCACCGGCAGCGCCTGAATGTCCTCTTTACTCATGCAGGCGTAGTGGTTTTCCGCAGACTTCTTTTCCTTGCCCTTCGCGCTGTATGTCTTAAACGTCCACGGCGGGTCCGCATAGATCACGCTGTGCTTCTTATCAGTCTCCAAAATGTCTACTACCATATCCAAAGCACTCCCTCGATCTAACTTGCCGATCATTCGCTCCCGGCCCTTTGACAAAAGGTAGTCTAATCGCCGTGTCAAGGACACTCCGGAACTTTTTTACCTGCTCCGCACATACACCCCGCCGCAAGACCACAGCACTTCCACCGCCGCCGCACAAAGGCCGTACCTCTCCATCACATATATGGCGCTTGCGCCCGCCGAAATTTTAATTTTTCGACCCCGCCCCTTTGGCCGTTTCGTTTTTTCGCTCCGGTTTCAAAACCACCCCCCTACCCCCTAACTTGCCGGTAACTTGCGCGAGCAGCGCTAATGTGTGTCGGGGAGAGGATCGTGGGAGAAACAGGGAGGGAACGTGTACGGGAGGGGGAGAGTTGCGTAGCAGAGAGAAAAGGCTTCGCCCTTCCGGTTTGTAAACCTCCCCCGGGGGCTGCCCTGGGGCGGTCAGGTGGTGCCGGTGGTAGTCAGCGGGTGCCGCTGGCCGTCATTCCTTCCGGGTTTTGCAGGAAAAGCGCCCGCCGCCGGGGAACATTCCTTTCCATATTGCCCTAATATGGAAAGGGATGTCCCGATTTTCGCAAGTTTGCCTTCATTTTGCATTTTTTCGACGTTTTTAGCGCCTGCCGCTGGCCCTGGCGGTGGTCCTCGCTGGTGGTCAGATTGTCCAGTTCATAGGCCGGGGCGCTCGCCGCCGCTGCCGGTCGCCGCCTGTCAGCCGTTCGGCCCGGAACATAGGCCGCCGGGTGACTCTCCTTCCCTCCCCTCGCCGCTGCTCTTTTCTTCCGGTCAGCGCTTCCCGCTGATGGTCTCCGTCCTGCTCCGGTGTTCTTCTGCTTTGGGCGTTCTGCTGGGGGCTTTGGCGTCCGGTTCTTCTCTGCTGGTGGTGTTGTATACGGGAGTATATTTTTCTTTAATTCAACCGCGCCCGGAATAAACGCGCGCGCACGCGTAAGGGCTGGCGGTGGTCTTTCCTGCTTCTTTGCCCTCTGCGGGGCTGCTGGTGGCGTTTTTCTTTGGGGGCTGGTGTCGGGGTATTCCCTCGACGCTGCAAAAGCGTAGCGGGGCGTTTCTGTTCGATTTCTTTATTTCCGGAGGTAAATTCCTTCCAGCGAAAACGGCATAAAATAAGTACCTACGGGGCCGGGGGTTTCGGGCCGTAGGTACTGGCGGGGGCTTCTTCTGTTGTCTGCTCATGGGTCAGGCGGTGACGATCTCGGCGGGGCTGGGGCTGCCGTAGAAGTCTCCGGCCCACGCCTGGAAAATGCCGCCTTTAGCGCTTACAGCTGTTACCCATCCGGCCACATTGGCGGCGACGCGGCACGGGACGCGGGGGAAGTGCTGGCCCACGTCAAGCCAAACGGGCACGCCGTGCGCTGCTGCGGCTCTGATCTCGGCGGCGGTGTAAAGCCGCGCTTTTCCCTCTGGGGCGATGTTGTACAGGTTCTCCGGGCTGGTGGTGTTGTTGGTCGTCATGGTGTCTTGTCTCCTTCCTGCGCCCTGCTGGGCGCGTCCGTGGTCAGTCCTGGGCGTCCTCCTGCTGCGCGTGGTAGCGGTCGCGCATGGCGTACAGGCGGCGCGAAATGGTGGACCGGTCAACCATCAGCGCGGCGGCGATCTCCGCCGTAGTGTACCCGCGGGCGGTCATGGTCAGGGCTACGCGGTCCACCTGGTCGCGGGCGACGCTCTCCACGCTCTCGCGCAGGATCGCGGCGGCCTCCGGGCTGGGTGCTATCGCGTTGCAGTCCGTCCCGCCTTCGGTGTCGATCTGCCAGCGCTCCGCGCCGTCGTCGTCAATGGTGGCGGAAATGGCGCGGGCGTGTCTCTGCTCGGCTCTGCTGATACTGTGCGCGGCCTGGGCTGCTGCCCGGTACAGGATCACCGTCAGCGGCGCGGGCGCGTCCTGGGCTTCGTTGCGCGTCAGCGCGGCGCCCATCCGCGTCCATGCGTCCGCGGCTACGGTCTGCGCGTCGTCCTCGGTCTCGATCCACGCGGCGCCGGTCTGGTTGCGGGCCTCTGCCTTGCGGCGCACAGTCCACGCCATCGCCACAAGCGCCCTATACTGTTGTTCCCCGGTCATGGTCTCCCACTCGGCGCGGGCGGTCTTGGTGTTCTCGTTCATGGTCTGTTGTCCTCCTGTATAGTAGTTATAGGGCGGGGCTGATACGCTCAACCCCTCCGGAAGCGCCAGGCGGCTACCCTTCCACCGTTTCCACGGTCAGCCGGACCGCCTCGAAATCTGTAATTAGACCGCGGGCGCAATCCTCTAAAATCGTTTGTAGTTTCCCGGCCTTCCGTGCCCATTCCCGAGCGTCGCCGCCCTGCTTCCAGACTTCCAGCAGCTGCCGCCGTTCCGCTGTAATAAATTCCCTGGTGTATCGCTTCATTTTCTCCACCTCCTTAAAAACTGGGCTGCAGCCGAATTTCCCACGTTCCGCAGATGTCGCCCGCGGCGTTCTTCCGGGCCTTCTTCAGGGCCTTATCGATCGCCGCCGCCTTGTCCGGGGCGCTCACGGTAAACGCCTGGTGTTTGCCGCCGTTGTCCACGCAGTGAAAAGAGAATTTGTAGTTTGTCATCGTCTGTACCTCCAAAAAATTATTGTTGCCTTTGATTTACATATACAATTATAATTGTAAAACATGATAAAATCAATATGCGATATTATACAAGAAAATGATAATATCATTGTAAAAATTGACAAAATCAAAAAATCGTGTTATCATATGCACAATTTCAGCCCATGCCGGTAGACTATACAGCGACACGGGCACAAAGAGAGGTGATACAATGGACGCAAGCCGCGCAACTCGTCATTTGCTCGTTGATTCCGGCATCCGTGAAGCCGAACTTGCAAGGCGTATTGGCGTCGCCCCGCAAAACCTCAACACCCGGCTAAAGGCTCCGCAAAATTGGCGTGTTGACGACCTGGGCAAAATTGCCGCCGCCTGCGGTGCCCGTTTTGTTTGCGGGTACGAGACCGCCGCCGGGGATTTTATCGAGATCACCCCGACCGCCAACACCCCCACCACCTGAACAGCCGCCCCGGAAAAATGCGGGGCAAAACACGAACAGCGCCCCCGGAGATTTTCCGGGAGCGCTTTTTTCATGCCCTGAACAGGGCGGAAAGGAGAACACCATGCAAGAGAAGATCGAAATCCGCGGACGCTTTACCCCCTGGCACGAGGCCACCAAGGAACAGGCCGCCCAGCTTGCCCGCCACCATTTGCACAATCTGCCCGCCATCCCGGAGGCCCAGCGCCCCGCATACATCGAGGCGCATTTCCTGCGCGGCGCGACCTGCGCGGAAGTCCTGCCGGAACTGACCACGAAGGAGGCCACCGCCCTATGACCGTCTTTTCCTACATCGTCACCGCCACCGGCGCCGCCACCCTGGCGGCGCTTTTTGTTCGCCTGCTGGACCGGATCGACCGCCCCGGCAAGCGCTGAACAGCCGCGGCGCCGCCTCTGGGGAGTTGGGCGCACCAGCTCCACCCCATCGAGAAAAGTAAAATTCACTCCGCCATTGACACGGGCGGCAGACTACACAACAGGAGGAACAAACGACATGAACACCAACAAAACCGAGTCCATCCGCTTTTTCTGGAACGGCATCAAGGTAAACGGCGGGAAGCTGATCCGCTGTTTCTACCTCACCGACAGCAGCAGCGACAGCGTGACCATCAGCGCCCGCGATTATGACCATCTCCCCCGCGACCTGTTCACCGTCAAGAACGAAACCGACCTTTACACCGACTATTTCGACAGCGACAGCGCCACCATCACCCCGGCGCACCCCCTCTACAAGTACGCCCGCGCCGCCGCCCTCAAATCCGCCATGCGCGGCGAGCCTGAGTATATCGCCAAGCTGGAACAGGAGGCCCAGGACGCCCAGCGGCCGGGCCGCTACCACTGGCGCACCGTGGACAGCATCCGCGCCGAGATCGACCGGCGGCAAGCGCAGCTTGACCGCAACGCCGTCGAGCTGGCCACCCTGCCCAAGGGCCACCCCACCGCCGCCGACGTGGCAGCCGTCCACGAGATGAACACCGCCGCCGAGTCGGCGCGGCTGGCGCGTGAACACGCCGCCGAGCTGGAACGCCGGGAAAAGGCCATCCGCACCCGCAACGAAAACCGCGCTTTCATCGAGCAGACCGCCGCCGCGCACCCCATCCAGGACGGCGCCCCGGTCGTCACCGTGGAATGGAGCGAAAACGGCGCTTTTGTGGACGGCGAAAAATTCTCCGTCGCCGCCGCTGAGATCATCTTCAAGACCATTGACGAGAAGATACACAGCGACCCGGAGCGCGGCTACGACAAAACCAGCTTTTCCATTGAGTACACCAACGCCGACGGCGAACAGGACACATATAAAGGCCGTTATGACCTGGGCGACAATGACGGCGGCCTGATCGCCCACATTCGCAGCTTCGGCGAGATGTACCGCGACAGGGGCAGCCGCAACGACGGCAAACCCACCGCCGACGAACAGGAGACCGGCGCGGCCATCGTCGCCGTGGCCGATCTGCTGGAGCAGTACACCGAGGGCGGGCGCGTGGTCTCCGTCATGCCAGCGCCTTGGCTGGAAGAATACCAGCGCCGCAAGGCCGAACAGGCACAGCAGGAGCAGAAACAGGCCCGCCAGGACTTCGCCGACATCCTGGAATCCGTGGAAATGCTGACAGATGAACAGATCGAGCGCGTGATCTTCGCCATCAGCCCCACCGATAAAGAGAAAATCGACGTGGCCCGCTTCTTCCTACAGGAGCTCAGCCGCCGCGACGAGGCAAACGCCCTGGCGGTGTTCCGCCGCTGGAAGCGCGGGGAAACTCCCGAACAGCCCGACTAAACCGAACAGGGGCGGCCCAGCGCCGCCCCGGAAAGGAGCCGACAAAATGAACACCTACCAGCGCCGCAAGGACGCCGCCCGCGCCCAGGCCATCCAATGGCAAGCCGACTTTTCCGACCGTTCCATGCCGTGGGCGGCCATTGCCGCCGAACAGCAGCGCCTTGAACAGCTGGCCCGCCGCTATGGCCTGGTCCGCGAGTTCCGCGAAAACGCCATCATCTGAACAGCAGGGAGGAAACCGCATGAACAGCCAGAACAGCAGCGCCGCACAGCCTATTGTAAATGTGATCGTATGCGTCAAGGGCGGCCTGGTGCAGAGCGCCTATACAAACGCCCACGGCGTAACCGTCAATTTTGACGTGGTCGACCTTGACATGAGTAATTCCCCGGATGATGCCGAACTGGACGAGCAGGGGCAAAATCTGGAAATGATTGCCCGCATTGAACACGATCCCAACTGGAGAGCCATCTACTAAACCGATCAGGGGCGGCCACGCCGCCCCTCCACAAACTGAACAGCCACGAAAGGAGCCCACACAATGTCTACCATCGAAAACGCCATCCCGGAGACGACCGCCGTCCGCGCCCACTGCGACACCATCGCCGCCCTTGCCGCCATGCTGAAAAACGTTGTCACCAGTGACCCCACCGGCGACACCGCTACCAACGCCCTTTCCGCCATCCGCAACAGCCTGAACGAGCTGGAGACCTACGCCGAACAGCGCCGCCAGCAGAACAGCGAAAAGCGCGACGATACCCCCTATAAGCACGTCTATTTCCGCCTGAACTCCGGCTACGAATGGGGCAGCGGCATGAGCCAGGACAAAACCGAAAACTTCTACAGCGACATTCTGGCCCTGTTTGCCGCCGAGGGCTGGACGATCACCCAGCCGTACCGGCAGGGCAGCGGCGCCACCGTCGCCAACGGGAACAGCTCCCTTTACATCCACCCCCAGAACGCCAGCGGCTACGTCACCGAGGATCTGATCCCCGCCGTTTCCGCCGCGCTGGAACACGGCTGCACCTTCAAGCACTACGCCACCGACATCTACAATACCGCCTATAACTGGACGGCGCAGCAGTACCGGGACTACCTGAACAGCAAGCGCGGCTACATCAACGCCGCCCTGCTGGAAGTTTTCAAAACGCCCCGGCGAAACCTGTATAAATTCGACTACAACGCCCTGCCCGTGGTCATCAGCAAATTCCACGTCCAGCGCCTGGACGGTCAGAACGGCCATTGCACCGGCGACGTCACCGAGCAGGTCATCCGCGAAATGTTCACCGCCCTTGTGAACACCGGCAAGATCGACAAGGGCGAGACTAAGCACGGCACCGCCTACCGCACCGCCCCCAGGCGGCGCACCTGAGCAGAAAGGAGCCATCATGCCCACACGGATCAAAACCCGCGCCGCGTCCACGGAGCAGGAGCGCCAGCAGCTTCTTTCTGCCGCTGCCGCCCTCCGCACCGCCGCGCCGTACCTCAACGCCGAACAGCGCCAGCGCGTCTGTCAGGCGGCGGAGCGCTGCATTGAACAGCACCGCCGCACCACCCACACCGCCGAGCTGGCCGCGCTTATCGCCCAGCGCGACGCCCTCTCCGCCTGACCCCCCCACACGAAAGGAGCGCCCCACCATGACACCCGAAAAGCTTTTGGAAAATCTCTACGCCATCGCCTACTCCCTCCCGGAGACCGAGCGCCGTTTCTTCTGCGCTCTCGAACCCGCCATCGACACCGGCACCTACGGCGAGATCAACGCCGGTCATCAGCTGGCGCTCCTGGTCCGCGCCATCCGTACCGACATGGCCCAGCAGTACCAGCGGGACGACAAGCGCCGCACCAGCGCCGCCGCCATCCGCCGCATCGGCAGGGCCTCCGCATCCAAGCAGGGTAAACTCCGTCCCCACTTCGCTGGCGCGTTTCTGGACGAACAGGGCCGCCAGTGCATCACGGACGGCTTCACCCTCCTGCGCCTGAACAAGCCCTCCAATGCGCTGCAATGGGCGCCGCAGCCCAACGATTCCCACGTCTACGACACCATCCCGGAGCTGCTGAACGCCGACGGCGCCACCGTCACCCTCAACCTCCCCACGGCGGCAGAGGTCCGCGCCAAGATCGCCAGCGACAAGGCAAAATTCAAAGCCTCATCCCCTCCCAAATACGAAATCTTCTCCACCTGCTTCAGCTGGGGCGACGGCCTTCCGCTGGTCAACGCCCTTTACCTTCTGGACATTCTGGAGGCGCTTCCCGGCTGCACCGCCGCCTGCCGCCCCGGTGAACTGTCCTGCGTCTACTTCCATAGCCCGGACGGCGACGCCCTCATCATGCCCATCCGCAGACACATCGCCAACAACGCCGACGAACAGGAGGAACAGGAATAATGTCACACATCTGCAAAATGACCGGAATGGAGGCCGTGCTGCCCTGCGCCGCGCCCCAGTGCCCCGCTTACGGCGATTGCGCCGCCGCCTACGAAAAGTCCCAACAGGGCTTCCATCTGGAACAGCACCCCAAAACAAACCTGGAACACTTCCGCGAAATGACCGCCGAGCAGCTGGCGGCGTGGATCATGTGTCCCTACTCCATCGATCCCGACACCTGCCGTGGCAAGGAATGCCTCAAATGCTGCACCGACTTCCTCAACGAACCCTATCAGGGCTTCGACCTCGCCCCCGAACAGCAGCCCTAAAACAGCGAACAGGAGCGCCAAAAGCGCTCCTGTTTTGTCGTAATTTCCACAAAACGCCCTTGCCATTGCCGCCTGAATGTGCTATTCTGACGGTAACAACAGCAAGGAGGCCAACAACGCCTATGACACGAGAAGAATTTATTTTTGCCGCCCACAGCATCCTGCCCTACAGCTTTGAGGACACCAACGCCGCCCTGGACCGTGCCTTTGCCACCTCCCCGGAAAAACAGGCGTACACGCCCCACGACGTACAGGCGCTGGACATCGCCCTCCGCCTTTCCGGGGCATCGCCCGAGCTGTCCGGTATCGTCATGGACGAGCTGGACATTGAACCGCTTTCCGCCCCCGAACAGCAAATGACCGCCGCGCAGTTCATCGACGAGGCGGAGCGCCAGGGCTTCCCCCGCCGCCTTGCGGAGCTGGTGACGCAGCACAGCGAACAGGAGACCTACGACATGGCGGACCTGGACGGCCTCGGCCTTCTCGATCTCGTCATCACCCCGGACCGCTACGACGACCCGGAGATCCACAAAACCATGCAGACCATTTTCTCCGTTTTCGACGGGGAGTAATGATAATTCAAAACCGAAAGGGGAACAAAACTATGACCACAAACTACACTTGCCCGGAATGCGGCGCATCCATTACGCAGGATTATCTCTGCGTGCACGATATGTGCCCGTCCTGCGGCTGTCCCGCCGCCACCATCTACGCCGCCCAGCAGGAAAAGGACGCGCAGGAACGTCGCGAAAGCCTCGCTAAAGAGGCCGCCGCAGCCGCCGCCCTGCCCAAGACCTCCGATGTTCGCTACAAAACCAGCGCCGCCAATATGCTTGAGGTGTTTGCGTACATCGTCTGGGTGTGCGGCGGTATCAGCGTCATCGCCATCGCCATTTTGGCCAGCCAGCTTCGCTACTCCTACTATTCCTCCGGGACAACAGGCACCACTATGTTTTTCTTGGCCGTTGCCGTCGCCACCTCCGCCTTGTTTTTTGGAGGTCTGCTCTACGGAGCGTCTAAACTGCTCATCGACGTTCACGCCACCCGCGTAAATCTGGAACAGCTCAACGAGAAGAAGGAGGCGCAGCAGTAATGGCCCTCAAGACCTGTCCCCACTGCGGCCACAGCGTCAGTGACCAGGCCACAAAGTGCCCCTCCTGCGGCAAGGACCCCCGCTACACCGATTTCCAGCTTGAGCAGCAGGAACAGCAGCGCAAGAAAAAGCGCAAAAAGAATTTCCTCATTTTGGGATCGGCCCTTGCGGTCGTTTTGGCGGTTCTCTGCGTTATCTATATTCCTCGTTACATCGAGTATTCCCAAAAGATGAAGGCATACAGCGAGGCGCAGGCTTTTTACGATTCCAGCGAATATGTCTCCGCGGTCAGCTCATTTGAAGCCTTGGGAGATTTCAAGGATTCCGCACAGAAGGCATTGGATTCCCGGTATCAGTACATACGTGCAACCAAGAGCCGCACAGATCCTGTCACAGAAAAATATATAGAATACCTTACCTCAAAAAACTACCCCGACATCCAATCTCTCGCAGACAGCATCTACGGCTGGAAATTCAAAGCCTATGTTACCGACTCCGCATATGGATACCCTGTATACAGCACATTTGGGAAGGACAGCCCTTTGTACGTCAGGTTTACGGCTTTCGGTGGGAAACAGGGCGAGGAGATTTCGGTAGAATATTGGGCCGATTATTATGTATCTCCCTACGCTGCCAGTTTGGGATACTCCGATAAAACAGAAAGCGGCGCGATTCCTTATAAAATCAGAAATGGCGACAGTTTCTGGGTTGGTTGGGAACGCGGAGTCGGCACGATCAAATACAGCCGAGTAAAATTTACGTTTTATAATGCCGCTACACTCGAAACGCTTGCCATCGCCGAAGCTTATATCTCTGGATAAAACAGCACACCCCGCACGGCATCCGCCGCGCGGGGGTTCTTTTCTCAAAAATTTCTCTTGACATTTTGGGCTACATAAACTATAATCATTTTATGGGCTACATAAAGTGAGGTGAATAATTTGAGTCCACGCACAGGACGCCCGAAAGCCGAAAATCCGAAGTCTAATCCTCTCCACGTCCGCCTTGACGACAAAACACTGGCAGTTCTGGACGAATACTGCAAGCGTACCGGCAAGAAACGCACGGAGGGCATACGCGACGGTATCATGCTGCTTCCGGGTAAATAAAAAAGCAGAGCGCTCCATCCGACCAAAGATCAGCGCTCCGCTTTCCGCCAGCACCGCATGGGTGCCGTCTAAATCTCATTATAGACGCCGCCCCTGCGAAAGTCAACAGCTTTCCGCAGGGGATTTTTGCGCTCATTTTTGGAAATCCACCTTCGGAGTCCCTTGACACGGCGGGTAGCATACTGACTACCAAAGATAAACCGAAAGGAGATAACCCCATGAATGAGTTATTGACCATTAGCAACGGCCAGCCTACCGCCAGCAGCCGCGACATCGCGGAGCACTTTGGCAAGGAACACAAGAATGTACTGCGCGACATTGACACGCTCAAAAAAGATGTGCTCAATTTTGAGCAGATGTTCTTCGAGACTGAAATTCCCGACAGCTACGGCAGACCGCAGCGAGCCTACCTCATGAACCGCGACGGCTTCACGCTCCTTGCTATGGGCTTCACCGGCAAGGAGGCACTGGCGTGGAAGATGAAGTACATCAACGCTTTCAATGCGATGGAGCAGGAATTGCGCTCCCAGCAGCAGGGCCTGACCGAGGCGGACTTCTCTGCCCTCTCCTACGAAGCCCGCGCCATCATCAAGATGGAGCTTCAGCAGAAGCAGCAGGCGAAGCAGATCGCCGAATTGACCACCCAGCAGCAGGAAACGCGCACGATGGTGAATCAGACGCTCTCTGCTATTACCCGCCCCTCCACCTCCGATGCGGAGGAATGGAAAGAAGACGTCAACCACACTATCCGCCAGATGTGCGAGGAATACGGCCTGAACTACCACACTACCATCGGAGATATGTACGCGGAGTTGGAGAAACTGGGCAGCGTTGATCTCACCCGGCGGCAGGCAAACCTACAAACCCGTATGCGCCGCGGAGGCGCTACAGTTGCCGAGTGCCGAGGCGTCAGCAAACTCCATGTCATTTCACAGGACAAGAAACTGCGCTGGTTTTACGAGGGCATCATTCGTGCCCACCGCGCCCAGCTTGCCGCCTCCCGTATGTGCTGATTACGCCCCGTATACCCCGCTATTCATCCCACACATCACTTATACAATAGGAGGAAACCTACCATGACAGTCCGAGAAATCTGCGCCGTCCTTGAATTTGCCGATGCCGAAAAGTCTCGCATCGATCTTACGTTCGGCGCGAACTCAGTTCCCTTTAACCCTGCCAACGACCTTGAGGTGCTGGCCTACGGCGATTTTGTTATTGACTCCTGCCACGTCTGGGAGGGCGGCGTTGAACTTGTCCTCAAGCAGCAGTTCGTCAAGAAAGGCGGCGCAGCATGATCCCCTCCACCATCCACCTGGGCGATACCGTCACCCGCCGTATCGCCGACACCGAGAAAAAAGCCACCGGCACGGTGGTCTACATCCATCCGGAGCGCCGCTATTATGTGGTCGAGTTCCGCATGAAATACGGCAGCTTCCGTGAGGGCTACAACGCCTGAAAAATTTTTTCAAAAATCTGCAAAAGTGTCCTTGACACGGGGCGCATACTTAAAATTGCCGAAGGGGACACCCCTCCCCAACGGCTTCGGTGTACCCCCCGAATTATATATGCCCGTCCGTAAGAAGGGCAGCGCCGGTCTTACATCCATTCTTCCGGCGTCCCCAGCGCAATTCTGGCCGGAACGCGGCCACGGGGGCGCGAGCCCCTTCCGCCGCACGTCAGCTCGCCCACCAGGACGTAAACAAGGTGGGGATCCGGTGTCGTAGCTCAGCTGGCAGAGCAGCCGCCTTGTAAGCGGCAGGTCGTGGGTCCGATCCCCACCGATACCTCCAAGCCGCCCGTTGGGGTTCTCGTGCGAGTATCATAACATGGCAGATAGGCCCGCCGCCCAGTCCCGCCCACTATCGGGCACCAGGAGAAGCGTCGGGGCTGCCGGCTAAATGGCGTCACCCAGCGCCATAAGAGAACGAGGCTTCCGCCGCGCCGCTAAAGCGGGATATGGCGCGGCACCCATCCGCAGACGTAGCTCAGCCGGTAGAGCACCGCGCCAGGAGGTATGTCGTTGGTTCGAGTCCAACCGTCTGCACCAATAGGCGTGACCTCTTGCCTCGCAGCCGCACGGAGCGTAAGCCTGCGAAAGTGGTCTTTCCTGTGCGCTGTACGAAAGCGGCAGGACGAAGTAATTTATTTATTGGCTGGCACCGGCCTTGTAAAGATGAACGGATGCGACCGACGTACCGGCGCAGGGCTGAAAAGTTCCGTGGTTGGTTCGGGCGCCGGCGTGTGCGGCGAAAATCCGAGGCGAAAATAGCAGATATGGACGCGGCGTGGTAGCGGCTGCCTTCGGGCAAGGCCGCTGTGTAGGTCAGTAGCTACCCGCGCCGGTGCCCCGCCAACTGTGTCCCAACAAAACTCGCAGCGTTTGTGTAATGGTAGCACATCGGTCCTCCAAACCGATAGTGGCGGTTCGAATCCGCTACGCTGCTCCAGCCCGGTCTATCCGGGCGCCCACCCCCACCGGGGAGGCGGGCATCCCCCAGCCCCCTCCCCACTCTCTACGCAGGATCGCCGTCGGGGCGCTTGCACGGCACACACAGAGATCTCCTTTCTGCTGCTGTTTGGACACATCAACACCTCCATTGTTCATGTCATCTTTTCCGTGTGCCGGCAAGCCATGCGGGTTCGACTCCCGCCTCCTGCTCCACCGGGCGCGACAGGCGCCCGCGGTCCAGATAGGACCTCCTTTATAGATGCCGCGGCTGTAAGAAGCGGCACCGGGTTTTGTTCATTTTCCCCGGCTCCTGTTGGAATACAGGCAGGCCAAGCGATTTCTCCTTCCGGGCGGCGCGGTCTGGGCAGCCGCGCCGTCCAACCCCCTGGGGGATTAGCTCAATCGGCAGAGCAGGCGGCTCATAACCGCCCGGTTCCGGGTTCAAGTCCCCGATCCCCCACCAGCCGCAAGGCGATAAAACATTTCAGCTATTTTAACAGAAAGGAGGCACATCCCATGACCAAGAGCGAGTTCATCACCACTCTGGCAGCAGCGACCGACATGAAGAAGTCCGACGTCGAGCGCGTGATCGCCGCCGCTACCAACACCCTCACCGGCGTCATGCGTTCCGGTGACAGCGTGAATATCTCCGGCTTCGGCATCTTCACCAGCAAGGTCCGCGACGCCCACCCCGGCAAGAACCCCGCCACCGGCGAGACCATCACCATCCCCGCCAAGCGCGTGGCCATCTTCAAGCCCGCCAAGCAGCTCAAGGACGCCGTCAACAGCTGACGGCGCAGGGCCGTACCCACACAAAATATCCCACAGAACCAGCCGGACGGCACACCGCCCTCCGGCTTGTTTTGTAAGCCATATTTCCGTTGCGTTTTGAATATCACAACGCAGCTTCACAACAAAACTTGCGAAACCTCTTACGAAAAGGAGAAACACAACATGATCTACTTCGACAATGCCGCCACCACGCCGGTCCTGGACTGCGCGTGGGAAGCTATGCAGGAAGCCCCATTTGCCAACCCCTCCAGCAGCCACGCGGAGGGCCGTGTAGCGAAAGCCGCCCTTGAGAACGCCCGCAGCACCATTGCGTCCTGTCTGAACTGCCGCCCCAGCGAGGTCTACTTCACCAGCGGCGCCACCGAAGCGTGTAATTGGATGGTTAGGTTCCTTCGTCTTTCCTCCGACGGCATTATTTACAGCGACACCGTTCATCACGCCGTCAGCGAGGCTATCCACGCCTATTCATCCCCCAACGCGCCCCGCGGCAAGCCCTCCGCCATCCTCTCCCTTGTCAACAATGAAACCGGGCAGATAAGCGATGTGTACGCTTTCCGCCGTCAGAACCGCCTCCACCGCATCGGCATAGACGCCACCGCCGCCGTTGGCCACATCCTCGTGAACTTCCGCGCTCTGGGCGCGGACTACATGGCCTTTGGCGGCCACAAATTCGGCGCTCCCAAGGGAATCGGCGCACTGATCGTCCGGGAGGGCTGCCCCATCTCCCCCATGATCTTCGGCGGCGCACAGGAGCGTGGTATGCGCGGCGGCACGGTCTCCGTTCCTCTGGCCGCAGCTATGGCCGCTGCCCTTGCGTGGCACACGAAAAACATGGCCGTCAACGCCATACAGATTCACAAGGTCCGCACCCAGCTCATTTTCGACCTGGCCCAGCTGGGCGTGGACCACATTGTCAACCTCAACGACGGCCACCGCCAGTTTGCCGACCACATCCTCTCCCTCCGC